GCGCCTATGCAGCTTCCCTCCGCACCGGTTCAGGCTCCTTCCCCAGCCCCGCCGCAGCCCCAGCCGGGAGCCCCTCCACCGCCTACGCTTGCCGCGCTGGTTTCGTCCGTCGCGCCCGACCCGGCGAAGGGCGCGGCCGTGATGAAGATGCTCGCGAACATCCTCGGCGTCGACCCGACCGCGCCGCTGACGCCGGCTCAGGTGGCGCGAGCGCAACGCATCATGTCGGCGGCGAAACTAGGACCGAGCGCGCCGGGCCAGCTATCCGCGCCGGTTCGCTGGGATTTGATGCCGGATCAAGCGGCGACGGTAGGAACTCCGCAACCCGAGGCGGCGCGAGATATCGCAACGAAAGAAACGGTCGCCTATGGCGCTCCGCAGCGGAATCTCACGCAAGCCGAAGCGACCGCAATTGCGACCGGAAACTCCCCGGGGACCGGCGGTGGTGCGGGGACTCCCTTCGGCCTTCCGCCCGCCGCCGAGGCCGTCTGGCAGCGGATGGTTCCGCAGGAATCAGGCGGCAAGCAATTCAACGCCGATGGCTCCGTAGTCACGAGCCCCACGGGCGCGATCGGGATTGCTCAGGTCGAGCCGGGAACCGGGCCGGCGGCGGCTAAGCTGGCGGGCCTGCCATGGGACCCGGTTCGGTTCAAAAACGATCCGAACTACAACCTCGCGCTCGGGCGCGCCTACTTCGCGCAGCAGGTACAGGCATTCGGCTCCCCCGACGTTGCCGCCGCTGCATACAACGCCGGCCCTAACGCGGTGCTAGCGGCGCAAGCCAAAGCCTCTAAGCGTGGCGGCGATTGGCTCAGCTACATGCCCGCCGAGACGCGGGACTATGTGGCGAAGGTGACGGGTGGCGGCGGTGCGCCCGTGGCACGGGGCCAAGGCGGAGCGCAGGGCAATCGCCCGATCGTCCCGCAAGTCCCCCTCCCGCCGGGCATCACGGACCCGCAACAGGCTATCCTCGCGATTGATCGCGAAATCGCGAAGGCCTCGACGAACCCGAACCCCTACGCGCAAGGGCAAGTCGCGGCGCTCTCCGACTGGCGCAACCGGATCGCCGAATCGGTTGCCCCCGTCAAGCTGGGTCCGACCGAAACGATACTCCCGGCTCAGGGAGGCCCGCCGCTTGCTCAGGGTCCGTTTGCGTCTGGGCAAGGCACGCTATCTCCCGCCGCACTCGACGATGCTGCCGAAACCGCGCTGAAAACCGGCAAGCCGCCCGCGAATATCGGACGCGGCGTACAGGGCGCGCAAAACCTTGCGGCGGTCTACAATCGTGCGGCCGAACTTGCCGCAGAACGAGGCATCGACCCGCAGAAACTCGCGGATTTGCAGCAAGGGTTCAACGCTAGGCCGGCGGGCCTCCGATCGGTATTCCAGCGCGCGACCGGGCTAACTCTGGTCGAAAACGAGGCCAACCGTCTCCTCCCGAGAGTGCGTGATCTACTGCCGAAACTCAACCACACGGACTATCCGACGCTCAATGCAGCCATCAACGCCTATGCGAAACAGACCGGCGATCCGAATATCGTCAAATTCCACATTTCGGCCGCGTCGCTGGCGAACGTCTACGCCCGCGTCCTCAAGGGCGGCGGGACGCCGACCGGCGGAGAAACAGACCACGCGCTAGGCCTCTTGGATGAGGCGTGGTCCAAAGGACAAATCGAAGCGGCGCTGGATCAGATCAACATCGAACTGCAATCGGCCAAGGGAGGCGTCAACGATACGCTGAGCGAGTTCGGACTTTCGATGAGCGATATCCCCGGCGCGGGGTTTGCACCGCAGGGTGGCGCATCGCCGACGGCGGCGGCTCCGGCTCAGAGCGCGACAGGCGGCGCTGGCCAGCCGGCTAGGGTCACAAAGGAGCAATACGACGCCTTGCCGAAGGGAGCGCCATTTATCGCCGTTGACGATCCGACCCAAACCCCTAGGACAAAACCGTAATGGCAGACTGGTGGGCCAACGCACCGCCAATCGCGCCAGCAGCGCAACCGGCAGGGGATGGCGGCAACTGGTGGGATCAAGCCCCGCCGACTGCGCCGAGCACGCCATGGTCGACCGTGGCGGGGAATGTGATCAGCAACTTCGTCCCTAGCGCCGGTAAGGCCGTAGGCGACGCCGTCCGTATCGTTGCGCACCCGATTGACACCGCGAAGGGCCTCTACAACGTCGGGGCCGGCGCGCTCGACATGGCCAATGCCAAGACCAACGCCGCGATAGAGCCGTACGTCCCGAAATTCATGCAATCCGGCCTCCCAGAGGCGACGTTCGACGAACGTTACAAGCACGGATTGACGCAGCAGACAGGGCATGAGGGAGCCGCACAGGCGGTCGGCCAGCATTTTGGCGATGAGTTCGGGAGCGTCGAAGGCTTCAAGAAATCCCTCGGGAGCGATCCAATAGGCACGCTTACTGACGTGAGCCTACCTCTCACATTAGGCGGAGGCCTCGCCGCGCGTGCGCCCGGCATCATCGGCAAGGTCGGAGAGGCGGCCAAGGTAGCCGGTGATGTGATGAACCCCGCGATGGTTCCCGCGAGAGGCGCGCAAGCCGCATTCGACGAAGCGGTAAGATTGCGCACCCCGATCCAAGCGCCGACGACGCAAGAACTCTTCGACGCGGCCACTGCGGCGTACAAAGACCCGGTCATCAAAGACCTTGCCGTCACGCAAAAAAGCGGCAAGCTATGGAAGGATCAGACCGTAGTCGGGATGAATTCCAAGGGCTTCAACGACAAGCTCGCCCCGTTGACTTTTTCGACACTGAAAGATTTGGACAATGCCCCCAAGGGAGCTTTTTTCACCGGGCAGGAGTTCAATACGCTTCGCATCGTCCTTGGACACATCGCCCATGACAATCTTGGCAAGACGGAAGGCGCAGCAGCCGAGCACGCGATCCGGTCGCTAGATGCTTATATGTCCAGAATTCCGAAAGTTGATGTGCTGCGAGGCGATAACAAGGCTGTCGCCGCCGCCCTCGCCGAGGCCAGGGGGAATTACGCGGCGGCTAAGCGAAGCACCAAGTTGGAACAAGAACTCTACGGTGCGGGCATAAACGCTAGCCGCGCCAACAGCGGCATGAACCTCGACAACGCGATCCGCCAACGCATCGCGCCGATCCTAAAGAACCAAAAGCTTCGCAGTGGTTTTTCCAAGGAGGAGATCACAGCGATGGAAGCCATCGTGTCGGGTAGCACGCCGGAGAATATCTCTCGACGGCTAGGCAATCTGCTCGGAGGCGGAGGCGGACTTGGTGCGATGCTCACGGGTGCGCTCGGGCACGAGGGGGTGGCCGCCTTTTCACATAATCCTGCAGCAGCGGTAGCTTCCTTTGTCATGTTGCCGGCCGCTGGATACGCGCTCAAGAAGCTGAGCGGGGCAATGGCGAAGGCTGACGTCCACAGGCTGGAAGAACTTGTACGTTCTAGGTCGCCGCTAGGCAGTCAAATGCAATCCTCGCTCGGAAAGTTCGGTCAGGCCGCCACGGCCGCCCGTGGATCGCCGGTCCCGAAGAATATCGCGCGGCTCATGCTCGCGTCGAGGAACCTTTCGAGCAATCTAGCTGACGCCGGGATAACGGCCTCGCCAGACGACATCGTAGGTTCTCTCGGGAGTGATGACCAAAAACCCCAGAGGCCAAACTGATGGCAGGGACTTTGCCGATCGCCCTGACGCAGCAATTCACGGCCACGAGCCCCGCGCAACCGATGGCTGGCGCGCTGCTATATTTCTTCCAGGCCGGTACGGTGGGCACGCCGCAGGATTCTTTTCAGGACTTCGGCCTGACGCTTAAAAACCCGAACCCGCTGGCGGCGGATCAGTTCGGCCGCATTCCGATGTTCTATTTGGCGGACGGGCAAATACACGTCCGACTCACCGACTCTAGCGGCGTCGTCGTCTTCGACTACCCCACCATGCAAGTGATCGGCCCTTCCTCCGGCGGTGGCGGCGGTGGCGGCGGGGGAGGCGGTTCGGTCGATCCGACGACGGTAGCCGCGACCGGCGACGTCAAATTCCGCGCGACTAGCGAGGTTCTGACGGGCTGGGTAAAGGTCAATGGCCAGACGATCGGCTCGGCGAGTTCGGGGGCGTCCCAGAGAGCCAACGCGGACACCCAGAACCTTTACGTCTATCTGTGGAACAATTTCACGAACGCGCATTGCCCCGTAGCCGGAGCGCGAGGCGCGAGCGCGCTGGCCGATTTCTCGGCTAACAAGACGATACAGCTTCCGGACTGGCGCGCGAGAGTTCTCACCGGCCTCGACGACATGGGGGCCAGCGCGGCCGGGATCATCCTCGCCGGCAATGTCACGTCAGGTGGCGGTGACGGGCCGACTACGCCCGCGGCTTCGGGCGGGGAGAGCAACCATCGACTCGTGGTCGCCGAGGCCCCTGCGGGCCAGTTGACGATGAACGCGGAGGTTCCGCATTCTCACGCGCCGCTGAGCCCCGCCACAGGATTTGCGGTCGCCGTCCCATCGGGGGGAGCCAACGCCTTCCCAGGCGGCACGATCATCACATTCGACGCGACCACCGCTACGGCTACAACCGGACTCACACTCACCGATCACGCAGGCAACGGGGCGCACAACAATATGGCCGCATTCGTGTTGGGCACATGGCATATAAAGTTGTGACCATCGATGTATGAGTACCCTGTAAACTTCCCCGCGATCAGCAACCGAGAAAGCTGGGTTTGGACGGCACAGATTGCCGACGACCAGACGGGCGACCTGATCACGCTAACCGATGGATCGGGGAATCCTCTGTATTCGATCTATTTGGAAATATCCCCGCCGAGGCATCGTCATGGCCACAATGGACAATTTTCCTCGCCATATTACGACAACGATACCGGAGAGCCGCGTATTTTAGCGACGCTGTCAAACTATCTCGCGATCATCGACGTGGGCACGATCCAGGTGCAAATCCCCTACACCATCATGCAAACGCTGCGCCGAGCCGAAACTTACGACGTGTTTATGAGGCTGGAGGACGTCGCGGGCCAAGACGCGCGACAAATCCTGATCGGGAATCTGCCGGTTCATTTCGGAGGGCATGGCCCGTGACCCTTCCCGCCAACATCCGCGTCAACGTCCGCATTCCCTTCCCGGCGCTGGTGCAGGGCGGCGCGTTCATCACCGTCGCCAAAGCGAACGGCATTTGGACGATCAAGCCTAACTATCAGTTGCTCGCGCTGGCTCCCGGACAAACGCCAACGCAAATTGTCGCGGTTTACGATACCGCTAGCGGAGGTTGGAACTACGTAACTGCTGCGTCTCTGGCCGGTAGCGGGGGAGGCGGAGGCGGCGGCAACATCGCTTATAGGACGGTGACGGCGGCAGGGGCTGTAGCGGTAACACCGACCGATGTCCCCACCATCTTGCTTCAGAAATCGCCTTCCGGACCGTCCACGATCAATCTTCCTGCATCGTCCTTGCGCTACGGCAACGGACTGCCGATTACCGTCAAAGACCTGACCTATGACGCCAATACGAACAACATAACATTCGTCCCGTCTTCCGGAGAAACGCTCGACGGCTTTTCCGCGGCGGCGGCGGTCGCGAACGGCGTGGCGCTGATCGATGTGGATGGCGGCGCGAAGACGTTCTATCCGCTAACTAGCGGTGGATGGTATCAGAGATGACCTCAATCACACGCATCGCCGCCGCTATCTTCGCGATCCTATTTGTCTGTTCCGCGCATGCGCAGACGATAAAGTCCGGCCACGTCATCGGCAACGGCACGTCGGCAGAGCGTTCGGCGACCGATGCGTCGCTGTTGTCGGTCGCGCAGCAGACCGGGAGCGGCCTCGGCGCTGGCTGGGGAGCCACCATAGCCGCGCCATCGCCGTTCGTCATAATCGGCGGCACGGCCGCGTATCTCAATTTGGGAAGTTCATCCATAGGAGCGGGTGTGAATGTCGTCGGGTTCGATTCCGACGTTCTTGCTCAACCAACCAACCATACATCAATCAGCGCTACCTGTGGCGTCACCAACGCGACGCTGACCCCTGGGTTTACGGATGCCAACTGCGCAGAGATCAACATCAACGCAATTAATGGGGATGCGATATTTTCGTCGCTGTCGTTCGGAACGACGCAAGCCAAGTCGACAATGAAGGCGTTGGACATTAATGGAACCTATCTCGCGTCCGGACAGCGGCTTCTGACGGGGGAGATAATAACTTGCTACGGAGGGTCCAGCGACTGCGCCGCCAAAACGACCTTTGTCACCTTTGCGAGCGGGCCAATTGCGGGTGATGAGGGAAGCGGATTTACCGACGTAAATCTGCTCTCGCAGCAAGGATTCCTGTCGCTGTCGACAATTACCGGCACGCAACCCGCGCAATCTACCGTCAACACGACCACCACTCAGATCATCGCGGCGTCTAAAACTGCCCAGACGATTACGGTAGCCAGTTCCACCGGCTGCGTCGTCGGGCAGTGGGTTGTGCTGGCCCAGCAGCTTCCTTCCGCGCAGGATTCCAAGACCGCGATGCAGATCACCGCATGCGGGACGAACACGATTCAAGGCATTGTCAGGGCCAATTACGTTAGTGGCGTCACCGTTACCCCGGCCAAGGTTCTCACCTTCAACTCTACATTCCAGACAGGTCAGAACCGGGTCATGGTAGACCTGAGCCAGCCGACATACGCGACGGGTACGGTTGCTTCGATTGCCGGCAATATCTTCACCGGATCAGGAACGACTTGGGCCGCCAATATGGTAGGCGGCAATGCCACCAATATCGGCTGCATCGCGCTCGATGCAGATACATACACGGGTTCTCCGTTCAATGGTGTGGCTCCGGCAGCAAACGGACCCCTGCATTCTTACTACCAAATTATCAATTTCACCGACGCGACGCATCTTGGCGTGAACTCTCCAAACACCGCCGGGGCCGGAAATTATTCCGGCATTGGCGTCGGAACCACGCACACCTACAAAATTTATCCATGCGCCGAAATACTATACCTAGGAAACACCAATGGCTCCGTAACTGGTCTTGTTGTCCTCGAAACCTCGACCTCAACATGGGCTGTGGGTGATCTCGTAGAGACGGCAATTGTTCCGTTTCCCTACATTGTCGCCAGTCAATATCACATCCAAAGCTGGACGCCTGGCGGAACATTCGAGGGATTTGAGGATATTGAAAATACTGGTTCCGCGCAAGGCGAATACGGCATCAGGATAAACGGGCGACAGCCTGCGGGCGCACTGCAGACTCCGGCTTGGCTGGATGCGTTGAACATTGATTTTTCCGTCACGGCGCTACTCGTCGGAACCCATGTGACCGGGCCAGCGATCAAGATGGCGCAGGGGATATTTGATGGTTGCGCCTCGGATAATTGCGGTGAAATACAGTGGAGTGCAGCTTATATTCGGCCGAATACCGCCAATCAGGGTATGGACTTCAACATGACTGAAGGGTCAAATAGTCTCTTGCAGGCGATCGGTTCGGGCGTCGTCGCAGGCGGTGCGACAGTCAAGTCCGAACTGCTATGGCCGGGAATTGTCACGACGACGCCGACGAATTTCTCCACATTCCCGGCTTGCTCCAGCGCGCTCTCAGGATCGACGGCCGAGATGCTCGCGAACGTAAACACCCCCTTTGGCGCGACGATTTCCAGCAATGGAGCCTTCCTACCCGTCAAGGCGCATTGCAACGGGACCAATTGGACTGTGATGGCCAACTAGGGGCCTCCGACTGAAGGAATCCAAGACATGAAACTCCGCAAGCCGCTTCTCGCGGTGATCTTGCTTGCGATCTCCGCCGCGCCGTCCGCAGCGCAAAACAACACTGGCGCGGGCGGTGGAGGTCTCATAGCTACCGCGCCTATCAATATGTTCAAGTCGGCTGGGCCGAACACCCATCAGCAACTGACGATCACATCGGGAGCCGTAGTGGCGCTAACAGTTCCTCCTACGGCGACGATAGCGGAGTTTACGGTCGAAACTGCGTCCATCAGAATGTTGGATGACGGGACCAATCCGACGACGACGTTAGGTAACCTCTGGACTATCGGACCTGCTGTTTACGGAGGATCGCTCGTCCAACTCCAGGCTATGCGGTTCATCGCCGTCAGCGGGAGCGCGACGCTAGACGTACTCTATTACACCAACAACTGAGGCTGAGTTCATGAAGCGGATAATCGCCGCTCTCTTCGCGGCTGCGCTGTTCGCCACATCGGCGCTCGCCCAGAACTGGCCGCCGGTTCCCCTCGGGCAGGGCAGTGGGGGCAGCGGCGGCGGGGGAGGCGGCGGCGGAACAGGCACCGTCACCTCGGTCGCCACGTCCTGCGGCGTCTCCGGCGGACCGATCACCACGAGCGGGACGGTTAGCGGGGCCGTCGTCCCCAATGCCCCGGCGGCCGGGAGCGCGTACACGTTCCTTGCCTCCGATTGTGGCAAGTTGGTCATCCTTTCTGACGGAACCCCTCGCGCGCCGAGCCTGCCAACAGCGTCTTTCGTCGCCAACAATTTCATCAACATTGTAAATACCGGCGCAGGCGCTGAAACGATCACCCCCACGACGGGAACGATTTGCGGTTCGGCGACGGTCGTGCTGCAACAGAACCAAGGGGTCGGTATCGCGTTCGACGGAACTAACTGGCAATGCGGGGGTGGTCCTTATGTGCGCGGGCCACCGAGCGCGACGAGCGGGCATATCGCAACGTTCAGCGGGGCGACGGGGCAACTGCTGCAAGACGGCGGAGCTCCCGGAGGAACAGGAACCGTCACCAGCGCCAGCTTCGCTGGTGGATTGATCAGCGTCGCGACGCCCACCACGACCCCAGCCTTCACAGTGGCAGGCACGAGCGGCGGTATTTCCTATTTCAGTTCGGCCACCACATGGGCGTCGAGCGCCGCGCTTGCCGCGGGCTCTCTCGTGGAGGGCGGAGGGGCTGGCGCAGCGCCGAGCACCTTTACCCTCGGCGGCGATTGCACGTTCACGGCCCCGAACATCACCTGCACGTCGATCAACGGCAAGGCGCTGACGCTCGGCGGCCCGCTGACGACCACGGGCGCGGGGACTACCACGCTTGCCTTTGGAGCGGCGGGCTTCACATACACATTCCCTTCCGCCTCCGTGACGCTGGGTACGGCGTCAGGCCCAGGCTCCTCGGTAAGCGGCAACCTCGTGTCGTTCAACGGCACGGGCGGACAGACGCTTCAGGATTCCGGCATACTGGCATCGAGCGTCATTCATCACGCGCCAAACATCCAAACCTTTTCGCAGCTCGCGAAAGTCGGATCGGCCGCCGTCGCGGCAGTGGGGTCTGGCTACGTCACCAACGATACGATCACCGTGTCGACGACGGGCGGGACGTGTTCGACTGCGCCCGTCCTGACCGTCACCGCCAGCGCCGGAGCGATCACAGCGCTAGCCGTTACGACAGCGGGAAGCTGCACGGTTCTCCCCACGAGCAATCCATCGACGCAGGGAAGCACGTCAGGGGTGGGAACGGGCGGCACGTTCGTCATCACTTGGGCGGCTATCACTCAGACCTATACGCCGACCGCTGGAATGGTGATCTGTGATGTTTATGCCTATGGAGGCGGCGGCGGGGGCGGCGGTGGAGCTCTGCAAGTTGCTTCGACAGCAGTTTCGGGCGCTGGCGGTGGTGGCGGCGGAAGCCTGAACGTCGGCAGGTTCACGGCGGCCGTAATTGGAGCCTCGCAAACCATGACCGTCGGCATCAGTGGCACGGGTGGCCTAGCGGCTACGGCCAATACGACGGCCGGAGGCAACGGCGTTTCAGCGGTAGGCAATAGCTCATTCGGCGCACCTGGCCCCATAATACTCGCAGGGATACGCGGTGGCGGTGGCGCTGGAGGACAACTAGCTGCGGCCGCAGGCGGTGGTGGTGGCGCGGGTCTTTCCGGCCAAGGTGGAAATGCCACCAGCGCAACCAACGGCACCGCCGGGGCTCCCGGAGGCGGCAGCGGCGCTAGTGCGACCACCACATACTCCGGGTCGGCGGGCGGCATCGGCGCTAATGGAGCCCTCGGAGGGGTCGGATTCCTCGCCTACAACGGCGGTGCTGGCGGCGGTGCTGGCGGCGGAGTTTCAGCGGCTAATGCCGCCACTGCCGGTGGCAACGGCGGCGCGCTCTTTGGCACGGGTGCAAACCAGTCTGGCGCAACTGGCGGCGCGGCCGGTTCTTCCGGGAATCCTGGGATTACCGGAGCGGGAACCGCGTTGTTTGCCGCCGGTACGGGCGCGGGTGGCGGCGGTTCGGGAATATCTGGAACGGCCGGCAACGGCGGTCTCGGAGGGATCGCGTCCGGCGGTGGCGGTGGCGGTTCCATGACCAACGGCGGTGTTCCCGGCGCGGGCGGCAACGGCGGGCCTGGCTTGATAATCGTCGTCGAGTTCTTCTGATGCAGAGAAATTTTATCGCCGCCCTGCTGATCGGCGTCTGCGCCTCGATCCTCGGGAGCACGGACACCATCGCGCAATTTCTGCTCCAAGGAATCGTCGCGACGGGAGGAACGCCTCCTGCGTGCTCGAACTCGTTTGATTTCAGCGACCCTTGCAACAGCCAATATATCTTCATACTAGCGGAGCCGTTTCAATGAGACTGAAGGTCGCCGCGATTCTGTTGGCGCTAGGGCTGAGTTCGCCAGCGCTAGCACAGACGACATTTTTAGCCAATCCCGGCTCGACTACCCCATTTAGATTTGGGACGGACGGGGCGAGCAAGTTATTTGGTAACGGCGCTATCTGTGACGGTGCAGCATGTGCCGTCCTGGCGTCAGTAAATCCAGCCGGAACCCCGGGAACAAACGGCCTCGCAGTCCAAGGACTGACCGGAGGCGTCCCGCTCGCCGTCGTGCTGATGCAGGGCGGGTCGGTCCTTTCGTCCAGCAATCCGATCTTTGCCTCTCTGGCTGGTAGCACTCTTCCGGCGTTTGCCGCGACTCCGACATTTAATCTTGGAACGCTGAATGGCGCTGCTACGGCGGCCAATCAACTGCCATCGAGCGCATCGTCCGCGGCGACGAGCACATGTTCGAGCACGGCGATGGAGGCCTCGCACATCTGCAAGGCCTCGGCCGGGAACCTCTACGGATTCTACTGCAACGTGGTGGGTGGCGCGGCGGGATGGTGTATCGCGTACAACTCTACGACCGTCCCCGGTAGCTCGCTCACAGGAGCGCAGGTGCTTGATAGTTGCCAGTTCGCCGCTGGTGCGATGGGTTGTTCGCTGGATCGCATTCCATTCCCCAGACAATACGGAACCGGGATCGTGATCCTGGTGTCGACGGCTGCGAATCCGTTCACGTTCACCACCGGCACGGACACGGCCTACATAAGCGCGGATTATCAATGATGATGAAGCCTCTATTCGCCATGGTCGTATGCCTGTTGCTGGCGTCGCCGACGCTTGCGCAGTCGGTGCGGAACGGCGGTAGCCCCGCTACGGCCTCCCCTACGGGAGGTCTCACGGCTACGGGCGGCGCGTTCTCCCTCGGAGGCGATAGCGGCAATGTCGTCTATACCTCTCCCGGAGGCCTGCAACTCGGCAAGAGCGGCACGCTCGGCTCGATCACGATGGGGAATGCGACGAGCGGTACGATTGTATTGCAGCCGACCACAGGCGCGCTGGGCTCGAAGACGATCACGTTTCCAGCGACCACGGGGACGATCGGCAATGTCGCTTTCCTCAACGTGAGCGCTAACAGCGGCCTGCTTTCGTCTAGCGGAAACCTCCTTCTTGGCGACAACAACCAGATCAAATATGGGGCCGGCATTCTTACGCTGGGGACAGGGACTCTGCCCGGGGGTATTTTTACGCAGGGGCCAAATGCCAACGCGTCAGGACTTACCACTGACATATTTTCCAACGAATTCAGTTGTGTAGGCAACAATGTTCTCCTCCCTACATCCGGATTCCATGATAATGTTTGTATTTGGGACCAGCAATCAGTAACTCAAGGAGATGCAATTTTCTCATCATTATATTATGGAACCAATTCAGTTAAAACCACGATGCAGGCATTGCTGATTCAGGGCACTTATCTCGCCTCCGGGCAGAGGTTGCTTACGGGTGATCAGATAACGTGTTACGGCGGAAAAAGCGATTGTGCAGCCAACACGACGTTCGTGTATTTTTATAACGGCCCGATAGCTGGAGACGAGGGCGAAGGATTTACTGACGTCAACCTGCTCCAGCAAACCCTGGGCGCGTTGACACTAGCCACGATAACTGTCGTACCGACACAATCGACCGTGAACACCGTCACAACGCAGGCTATAGTTGGAGCAAAAACCGTTCAGACGGTCACGGTCGTCGACAACACAGGGTGTAACGTCGGAGACTGGGTCATTTTTGCTCAGCAATTCGCGTCTTCGCAAGATACCAAAACGGCGATGCAAATCACTGCCTGCGGAACGAACACGATTTCAGGCATCGTTCGCGCGAATTACAACAACGGAATAATTGCGACGTTCGGGGCGATCACTTCGGGAACCTGCGCAGGTGGAGGATCAACGTGCGACGGAACTTACACCAATGTCGCCCTCGCCGGCGGTACGGGCACCCTGGCAAAAGCCACCATCATCATTGCTAGCGGCGTTGTGACCTCTGTGTCCTTCATAGAACCAAACAGCGTCCAAACCCCTGGCAAGAACTACACCGCTGGCGACTCCCTATCTGCAACTATCGCGACTCCCGGGGGCTCTTATACCGGTTTCTCTGTTCTTGTCGCCGCCACCACAGGCGTCACCGTCACACCAGCTCTTCTAATTCAGATGAACACGGCCAATCAATCTGGTCAGGGGCGATGGGCTGTCGACCTCACACAGCCAACTTATACCACGGGAACAGTCACATCCATTTCCGGGGCCACTTTTACTGGGTCAGGCACGACTTGGACCCATAACATGGTTGGTGGCAATGATGGTAATATTGGCTGCATTGCGCTCGACGCGGACACATATACGGGTGCGCCGTTCAATGGTACGCCGGGGACGACCCTTGGCCCGCTGAAATCGTGGTATCAAATCATCAGCAATGATGACCCAACCCATTTGACCGTCAATTCTCCTAATACTTCTGGAGGGGGCGGTTACTCGGGTATTGGCGTCGGAACTATTAAAACCTACACGATAGCCCCCTGCGCTTTGATAATGAACTTCGGGACTATCACCGGACAAATCGTTTTCGAAAGTGTCGGCACGCCTTCTGCCTGGGCCGTCAGTGACGCCATCGAGTACGCGGTTGTTCCTTACCCTTATGTGGTGGCTTATCAGCATCATATAGCTGTCTATACCCCTGGAGGCACATTCGCCGGGTTTGACGACATTGAGAATCTCGGATCGACACAGGGTCAGTATGGTCTTCGCATATCAAGCCAGCAGCCGGCCGGAGCGCTGGAAACCCCGGCATGGTTGAACGCACTCAACATTGATTTCGCTGTGACGGCTCTGCTTGTTGGCAATCATGTGACTGGTCCCGCTATAAAGATGGTTGCAGGAACGAATGCAGGCTGCGCCACCGACCTTTGTAGTGAAATATTGTGGGGTCCGGAATATATCAAGACCAATACCGCTATTGGTGGATTTGAATTCCAAATGGTCAACAGCGGCAGCGGTCTTCTGCAAGGAATCAACTCAACCAATGTCGGGGGAGCCGCAGCCATAGCCGAGTTGAAATGGCCCGGCATCTTCGGCAACCCCCCGGCCAATTTCACGACGTTCCCCCCATGCTCAACCGCTGGTCTCTCCGGAGCTTTTGCTAATATGCTGACCAATCTAGCGAATACGCCGAGCAATGCTGGTGTGACGATCTCGGCCAATGGAACTCACGCCACGCTGGCTCACTGTAATGAGCTAGGCAACTGGACCGTAATGGGGATGTGACTAGGAGAACTGGAAAAATGCAAATGAAACACGCAATCAAATACGGCGCAGTCGGCATCATCCTTGCCGCGAACTACGCGCACGCCGCGCCAAATGGGATGATAGCCGTGCAGACGGGCGAAGATATCACAGCGATGAAGCAGAGCTTCGAGGACCAGCTTGCAGCAGAACACGAGCGAGAAGCCGGACAGGCGATCCTGTTGGCACGCGCCCAAGCGGAAGTCGTCAAGCTGAAAGACGAATTGGAGAAGGCGAAGAATCCCCCGCCTGCCCCGCCTGCCCCGCCTGCACCGCCAGCGCCCGCGCCAGTCCCGGGGCCGAAGTGATGAGAAAGCTCCTTCTGTCGACCGCGCTACTCGCACTGCTGTCAGTTCCTACCGCAGGTCGCTTCAAAGCGCATGCCGCATCGCTGACTATCCCGAGTTTTACCTTGTCGGGGCCTGCATCCACGGGGACCGTATGCACGCCAACGGCGGCGGCGTCCGGCTTGGCTTCTGCCGCGCCTGCGGGGACAGTGATGTTTAATTGCGTCGTTTCCCCGTCAAATTGGGCTGGTGCCGTGTCCATCAGCGACGCGGCCCTCCAAGTCGTCGGGCTGGCCAGCAACAAGTTCAATTTGTCGTTGATCTCGGCCGGGGTGGCTCAAACCTATCCGGCAGGGAGCGGGACGACCCTTCCATGAGGGCGTTCGTCAAACTGCTATGCGCCGCACTCGTTAGTGGGCTGCTCGTCGCAGCTTCGGCGGCGGCGCAATTCCTCATCCCAGGCATCACTCTCCAGGGCGGCGGCGGTGGTGGAGGCGGCGATCCGACTGCAGGGCTGCTCCCGACTGCGGCAGACGGATGGGCGAATTGGCAAACAGCGGGGCTCCAGGCGATCCCGCTCTCGGGCTATATCGCCGGGACCACGCTGACCGTCACGACCTCGCATTCCAATGCTCTGGGGCCAAGTCAGGCCATCACCGGGCCAGGGGTGACGAGCGGCACGACGATAACGGCCATGGGGAGCGGCGCGGGAGACACGGGAACCTACACCATCAGCCCCTCACAGACGGTCGGTAGTTCAGGTTCGCCCATAGCGATGACGGCAAACGGCATCCCGAACCGTTCTACAATCTCCACGACGCTAACGCCGAGCGGCGGTGACGACACGGCGCAGATCAACAACGCGCTTGCCGCCTGCCCCGCCGGTCAGGTCGTGCTGCTTTCGCTCGGCGTATTCAAGATCGACAGTGTTAACGGCGGCATCCACATGGATGTCTCCGGATGCACGATGCGCGGCTCGGGCGCAGGTGCTCAAAAGAGCACGAGCCTCAATCCAGTCAATGGCGGGACCGCGATCCGTGCCTGCGTCGGCGGCACGCTCGTCACAATCAATGGTGGAAATTATTGCACCGATTCGACCGCGACCCAACTCGTCCAGACCACGCGCACGGGCTCAAACAGCCTCTTTACGATGTGGCGCAACAACACTTTCTATGGGACGTCCTATGACCTCGCGGCCGACGCCGTGCAGGGGGCCTTCAGCGTCACGCTTACGGCCACGCCGAGCCCGGCTATCAATCAAGGGGATTTGATAATTCTTGATGAGAATTCCGCCAACGATCCTAACACCTATGTCGGAAATAATTTCAGCGGCTTTACCAGGGCAACAGGAAGAAACATCACTGAGCAAAAGGAGGTTGCTTCCGTCAGCGGGGCCACAATTACGTTCGTGACCCCAATCATGTACCCATATCACACATCCTCGACTTGCAGCGGTTGCGACGCGCAGGTGACGACCTGGAGCCAGACGCCGCAGCATGGCGGCGGCATCGAGAACATGTTCGTGTGGGGCGGGGTCAATACCAACATTGGACTTGGCAACGGCGGCGGCAATCCGTGCGCCTACTGCTGGGTAAAGAACGTCGAGACGATGTGGTCGACAGGTTGCGCCATTTGCATCGCCTGGGGCTATCACGACGTCATTCGCGATTCATTCATCCACGAAGCTGCCGTGCCGGAAAACGGCGGCGCGGGCTATCTTACCGCGATCAGCAGTGGTTCGACCGAAACTTTAATTGAGAACAATGTCATGTGGTATGGTAACAAATATGACGTCATGCAGACGGCTGGTGGCGGCAATGTTCTAGCGTACAACTATGGCGACGATAGCTTCGGTTTCACTTACCCAGACGAGCCCGAGTCTGGTTGGAACGACGCCCACAACTACTCGACGCATCTAGGACTTATGGAGGGAAACTACGGGGCTAACTTCGCTGGCGATTCCTACTGGGGTTCAGCAATCTTTATTTCGGCGTATCGCAATTGGTTCTCGGGACTTCGCGCATCATCGCCTCCGAATGCTGGATACGCGCCGCTTAATACGTATTCGGCTAGCGGCACCGGTTGCGGCACGATCTACTACGGCGATTATCGCGGGGATAGCCGAGCTCCAATCCAGGTTCAGAAGGCGAGTTTCTACAACGGTTTCGTCGGCAACGTTTTAGGATATAGCGGGCAGACGCTCATCAATGAGTCAGGCCGACCCGGCTATACCTGTACCCAGACGCAGACCGCCTTTATGGTCCAGGTCACGACTAATACTGATTATAACGCTATGATTGCTGGAAACGATGTGCCGATGTGGATTCTCGGCGAGTACACGGCTCCAGGCGGAATCAATTCGTACGACCCGACCACAGTCAACACAATAACTAGGCTGGCTAACTGGGATTGGGTGTCTAGCGCTGAGAGTTGCTATACGTTCGGTTCCGCGGCGACGACGGCATGCACCGGGGCGGCGACAGCGCTGCCGAACTCGTTCTACTTAGCCTCCAAGCCATCTTTTTTCGGCACGCATCCTTGGCCGTGGGTCAGCCCGACGACGGGGGCGACTTCTGGCGGAAGTGGCGGGACGTCGGTTCTGTTGCCTGCGATGTACTGCTTTCAGCAAGGCAAAATGCCGACGTGTGCGCTACCGTAAAGGACGGATAATGGATATCTGCACGCTGGTCGTTCCGACGATGGTGACGGCGATGGGTTGCCTCCCCGGCCCGACAATTTGTCGTCCGGTGGCCGATCTTGCAGCTCACACTGTGCGCGAATTTTGCGAGCAGGAGCCAGCGCGAGACTGCAACGGCACGCTGCCGCATTATGAGTGCGTTCGCGAAGACAAGACGACATACATCCTGCGGTGGAATCTACAGCCATGACCGATTCCCGCTTTCTCCCCATCATCCCAATCGCCCGCGCGAGCCACGCCAAGTTTTCACCGCGCGGGCCGTTCGTGTCCATCTCGCTCGCTCAGTGGGCTGTAGAATCAGGCTATGGCGCGCATTTGTCGGGGGTGAACAATCCTTTTGGCATAAAGGCAACCCAGGCGCAGCGCGCGTCAGGGCAAGCTCGGCTGGTCCTGACCCACGAGTATATCGGTCATCGCTACGTCGCCGAGCAACAATGGTTCGCCAATTACCCTTCCCTTGAAGCTGCTTTCGACGCCCATGCCGCGCTTCTCACGTCCCCGCATTATCAGCGTTGCATCGATGCCAAGTCCCCCGACGCCTACGCCCAAGCCCTGCACGCATGCGGCTACGCCACGGCTCCGAACTACCCCGCGGCGCTGATGGCGGTGATCAACCACAACGGTCTTGAACAATATGACTGACAGCGAGACTTACACGCTTCCAGAGAAGAAGTGAGCAATCCCGGCTTAGATCGGGCGCACTGGAACAGGCCGGGAAGGGGATAAGAGAATGGACCCGCAACTCAAGAGCATTTTGACCACGGTTGCCGGCTATGCCGCGACAGGCATTGCGGCATGGGCGGCCAGCAAAGGACTGATACCTTCCGCCGATCAATCATCGTTCGCGAACGACATTGTCATGATAGGGGCCGGAGCCGTAGCCGCAGGCTTGGCTTGGTACAAGACGCGGTCGCATACGCCAACCGCTCAGATTGCCGCCGTCAACACCGCAAATAATGGGGTCAAAGTCGTTCCGGCGACGGCGATGACTCCGGCAATCGATCACCCGTTAAAGGGACCAGCATGACGATCCTCTCGACGATCGGCCAATACCTCCAGGCGATCATAGCCGGCATCAAACCTGCGTCGGGCCAAACGAAGCCAGCCAACGAGTTCCTTCAGTTTCTCGACGCATTTCCATTTCAGCAGGTTTTGGCCGCAGCGCTTGCCGAGGGGACGAATCCGCTGCTCGACATAACGGCCGCCGTGGCGATCATGTCAGACATCGCGAATAGTTTCTATGCAAATAAAACCATTCAGGTTGCCGCGGTGGCCGTCAGCGCCAAGGCCGGCATTCCCGCAGCAGTCGCGGTGCAGATCGTGTTCACGCCCGATCCTGGCGTGCCGTCAACTTCGCGAGGGCGATGAGGCGGAATCCCTTGCAAACGTTGGTCGATTCTCGTATTGTTACTTCGCTGAAAGGCGCGCCGCCGAAGTGCTTGCAACACGTTCGACGGCGCTAACCACAACGATCTGGATTGGAGACCGTCATGGCTGCTCAGAGCAAGCCCGAAATCGCGCGCGTTAGCAAGCCTAATAGATCGCCGCCCGAGCATTGCACGGTAGGCGACTGCCAAAGACCGTTTTACGCTAGAATGATGTGTCACGCTCACTATGAGCGGTTTCGTCTGGGGCGAAAGACGACATGTCGCATTGGCGAAGGTCCGATCGAGGAGTTTTGGACAAAAACGATCCTAGCGCACGATTCCGATGAATGCTTGCCGTGGCCTTTCGCACTCGGCGACAAGGGATATGGAGTTTGGAGCAGAAACAGATCAACAAGCACGGCCAATCACATTGTATGCGAAAGAACATACGGGCTGGCCCCGACTGAACAACATCAAAGCGCCCATTCGTGCGGCAACAGAAAGTGTGTCAATCCCCGCCATCTCCGCTGGGCGACGCCCGTAGAGAACGAACAAGACAAGATACTTCATGGAACGGCAAATTATTACGGAGCGGTAAGATTTTCCGATGAAGTGATGTCATCTGTGATTGCCGCTCATTCCCGCGGCGGCAAGACCATTAGAGGATTGGCATCCGAATACGGGATATCTCCGAGCCACGTTTGCAGGATTGTGAATGGAAAGGCACGACGATGCGCAACATGATGGTCGCTGCGATCCTTATTCTAAATTGTTCAAGTGCCTTTGCGCATAAATTCTGGGCCAACGGGGAACCGGTTCCCGCGTGGGTCGCACAGAGATGTTGTGGTATAAACGACGTCCACCACCTAAAGCCCGAGCAAGTCCATCGCGTTGACGGCGGATATCTGGTCGACGGCCACGATGGCGTGATCCCGCTTTCACAGACGGACCCGAGCCAGGACGGCGATTACTGGCTCTTCGGAGTTACTGTTTGGCAGGAACATGACGCGCCGCCTAAGATCGGCGACGTCCGCTGCTTCTTTATCCCGCTGTCGTACTAGGAGATATGAGCCAATGATGCTGATCCTAATCGTCATCCTTGTTCTGATTCTGTTTGGAGGGATCGGCGGCGGCGGAATCGGCATTCCTTACGGCTATGGCATGGGCCACGGCGGGATCGGGATCGTCGGCGTGATCCTGATCATCCTCGTTGTCCTGCTCCTGATGGGTCGGCTTTGAGAGATTTTGCTCATCTTCTCGACCAGACTGCCGCGTCGATGAGTTGCCAACTGCTCGCGCTCGTCCTCGCCGATTGCATAAAGCTCCGCGCGTGGTCGCGGGAGCATCACGACTACGCCGCCGCCACAATGTTTGACGTCGCTATTAGTCACATCAACGCCGAGATCGATCGGCGCGCACGTGGGACCACGTATCATGACCACATATGAATGTACGCTACGCAAGCAACAATTCTATACCGTTATTGTTGAAGCGAATAGCTTAGACGAAGCCAAGGCGGCAGCAATACTCCTATGGCCGACAAATATCGAGGTTGGGTCTTTGGGAGTAGAAATATGGTCCGTGGAATTGATTGGTGGGCCTACGCTTTTTACTGCTCCAGATAATCCAGAACGCTAGGGGCACGACGCCCGACAAAAGGAAGCCTCACATGAAAAAATACGCCCTCGCCGCTTGCCTCGCTCTCCCGCTACTCGCGGGGTGCCAGCCAGTGACCGCAATCAACAATACGCTCGCCACATTGGCAAAAAACGATATCCCGACCGCCTGCGCCATCGTCGACAAGGCTGAGAGCTATTTCGCGATGATCGTCGGGACGCCGACTGCAGCCGTGGCCACCGCCGAGGCGGAAGGCAAGGCGATCTGCGCCAATCCACCGACCGACATAGCTTCGGCGTTCGCAACGCTGTTGCAGGTATGGACGGTCGTGCAGGCAGCAACCGTGACGCCTAAGCCGACACCTACGCCCACACCGAACTGAGAGAAGGGGCTCCCCCGCCTCGTGAGACACCGAATAGACGCGAGCGAGCATAGCAGTAGTGGGAGCCCCGACTATGACATCCGATTACCAGGAGCGCGACCGCGTGCGGGACCAGCGCTCCGCCGACCCGTCCGCAGATGCCTGCGGCGTTTTGGTCAGCGACGTGTCGGACGCACGCGTCTGGGTTCCGACCCTGGTGAGGATGATCGACGCGCTGGAGATGCGCGTCCGCATGCTTGAGGCGAAGGCGTCACGGACCATCGGTTCTACGCGGTAAGTATAATCCATCAACCCAAAGGAAACCTCTCCATGTCAAACCAAGTTATCCTCAACGTTACATCTCCTGCTGGCACACATAGGATTGTCGTGAAGCAGGACGCGAACAACAAGCGCACGATCAATTCGTCTGTCGATGGCCGCCCACATGTCGTCTACGAGTGCACCGCTAACGGCGCGGGCGATGCGCTCAGCGGCCTCGTGGATATATGGGTGTGGAAGGGCGACAAGGTCAACCTGACCGTCGATGTAGTCAATCATGCGGTGGCGCTGGATATTTCCCAAGCCGGTGTCCACTACGCAGGTACGGTTCCTGCCAGTCAATCCGCGGCGCTAGCGGCCTTCATCAAGGCCTGTGGGCTGCCAGACCTCGCGGCGTGACCTAGCCGCATGAAGCCGCTCGTCCTCGCCGCGTGCATCCTGGTCGTGGTCGCGTGCCTAACAGACGCCATCGCCTTGCGAGGTCGCCACCACATGCCGATGCCGGTCACGTTCTCGGTTAGCAATGCGTCGGAATCCCATCAAGTGACATTGGACCAGGACCGGGCGCATCCGCTAACGGTCATCGCATGGATTGACGGTCACGAGCATCACCTCGACGATAGTCGAGCGAGGAAGGACGGAAAGGCTCTAATGGGCGGAGGGCTGACGATCCAGGTGTTCCAGACGACGATCACGGTCACTCAGTACGGCCACGTCACGTTTTCTGGCATCATTACCGAGGACGCATCGAAGCAGATCGTCGCGTTCGTCCGAGGCTGTAGGTTGCCTTCGATATGAGAGCGCTTGTCTTCGCCGCATGTATCGTCGTGCTCTCCGGCAGCGCGTGGGCGCAGGATGTCAATCCGCCTGTTATCGGGAAGGTCACGCCGCCGAGCACGCAACCGCAGTTCAATCAGTATTCCAACGACACCGACAAAGTTTCTCGCTTGGACGTGGATCGGGCGATTGCATCGGTTCTCCTGCAGAACGGCGTCCGGTTTGACGCGATCGAAAAGGCGATCCAGCTTGCGCATGAAGACTCGGTTCGGGTGCCGACGATTGTCGACCGCGCCATCAATGGGGTGCAAGCGCTATTCGATAGCAAGCTCGCCGTCATCTCATCGGAGGCGGCCACAAAACGAGAGGAGTTGAGCGGAAAACTCGAGGAAGTGAGCGGTAAGCTCTCCGTCCTCGCGATACAATTCCAAGAGCGAACCGCGGCGAGCTCAACCGCTATCGCGGCGGCCCTCCAAGCTGCGAAGGAGGCGGTGGGCGAACAGAACAAGAGCAGCGCCAGTGCAATCGAAAAAGCACAGACACAGACCACAGAACAGCTTGCACAGCTACGGACGCTGGCGTCATCTGAAATATCGGCGCAAACGGCGCAGATTACCGATTTGAAATCTCGGCTAGACAAGTCTGAAGGTCCGCTGGCTATCTCACAGAACACGATCGCTTCGATGCAAGCACAACTCATAGACACTAAGTCTCGGTTGGATCGGATAGAAGGTAATAAAGGAGGAACAGATCAGACGGTAACGTGGATATTTGGCATCATCGCGACTGGTGCAGGCATCATTGCGATAATAGGGTTCTTTCAACGAGGACATATAGCGAATAATTATTATCATCCTAACAACGACACTCGTCAGGTATGACCCCCCACCCTTCTCCGCACATCGCCGCGATCATAGCGATTACGGGCACGCTGTTGTTCGCGGCGGCGATGTGGTGGGCGGTGCGGGGTTAGGGCAGTACTAACTTCGGCAGCGGACCCAGCATCGCGGTAATGCAGGCTATGCAGAGGCATATCGCCGCGACTAGCAGCAATCTAAGCTGACGGTCAGTCAATCGATCCATCGCTCTCTCCCATGCGGCGCATTGGCAGGCGTGGCGGGGAGGTTAGGAAATATAGCGCCCTTCCCGAGTATCCTGGTCGTCTGAGGCTTGTTCTTTGGCGTCTCGCCATCCGCGGTTCCAATCGTTGTAAGAACCGCTCCATTCGTAGTTCTCATAAGGGTTGGCTTCAATCGGCTTCCCCGCGCTAAAGGCGTCAATCCCATCGCGATATTCCTGGCTTTCCATCGCTATCTCCTCTCCCGTCGCATCATCGAGCCAACGGTCCATCGGGCGAAAAAAGCCAAGCCGACCCCGCTAATCCCACCATGAACACGAAAGCGAACGGGATTGCCAGAAGTGGGTTAGATTTTGTGGTGCTAACGCCGATGACCACGGCGATACCAGCGAAAGCCCCCGATGCCAGTGTACAGGCGATAATAATTGCCAGCTTCATTTTCACCCTCTCCTATCCCGCCCGCTTCCGTCTCCGAGTTAATATGATGATGACCATCGCCGTCGCGACAAAGTTACAGCAAATTATTAATGATATGGATTGTTGCCATTCGAAGGCGTGAACTAGTCCGCAAGAGTCACTCATTTCGGAATCTGCAAATCTCGCGCGCAGACAAGCGTCCATGTTCCGGGATAGGCAAGAAGGGCGTCGCCGGCGGGGCAGATTGGCGCTACTGGATTTGACCATTCTATAGTTCCATGTCCAACACCCACGCATCCGTCACCCGAGCATTTATCACTCCATACCGAGCCTGGGGGAAATCTCTTCACTAGGCCATCCTTCCAGCACAAGTGGGGATGGTCGCTCATGAGAATCCAGCCTGAACCACAATCGGCCTGCGTTCCTACGCCGCCTCCGGTTAAGCCTGGGGCGTCTTCGATGACTCTCTGGAATGGGCCACCACCAACACCCCCAGCGCCTCCGCCGCGCATGTCAGGCCAGCCGCCTCCGTGCCTATCAGGCCAGATAGTGGTGGTCGGGATATCGACCCATCGCCCGGAAGTAGTGGGGACGTCCTCTGCGTGGCATAGTCCGTCATCGCGTGGGGGAAACCAATGAGCATTATCGGCCGAGCACCATGCGGAATCCATCCCAACGCCGCCCGCATCGCTCTTGACGCATCCATCCCCCGGTCGCCAAAGATAACCCGTCTCGCAGTCGACAGCCCAAGCCGGAGACGCCATCGCCAGTAGGGCGCACACAACGATGGCTTTCATTGGAAGCACTCCGCTGACCTGATGTCCCCGGGCTGAGTCGAGTTGCCGCCATGGTTATGGTTCATGAAGTAAAACAATGGCACGCCTTGGTAACAATTCTTTTGTCGCCTAGGCTCAGGTGTTTCTGGATTAGCGCAGAATTCCCTCGCCTGTGCTAGGAGGGCTTCTTCGTCTATTTTGTCCTGAATCGCCTTTTGCACTTCCTGATCAGTTGCCGGCTCGCCTTTCGCTCGGTGCATAGCGAACTCGCATTCGTGCTTGGTCAAGTCTTTCAGCAGCGAGACCGTTCCGCCTTCGCTCTGGGTCAGGAGATGCCAGGAGCGATCGACTTGCGGACTTTCCGTAGGGATACCACCAGAACGCCAGCAATGAGCGTCACCGCATTCAATTAGACAGGGTTTTTCTCCGCACATGAGCGGGGGAACGCCGCCATCGTCTGCCCAAGCCGGAGACGCCATCGCCAGTATGGCAGCGGCTATGATTAATTTTAGCATGTCGGTTCCTTTCATCAGGCCGCCCCGCCCGCGCCCTTGGGCAGGCTCAGGCGGTAGCTGGTCTTCTCGAGTTCCATTATGCGTTTTTCGAGAGAATTGATTTGAGTTTGCAAAATAGCCCACACCAACAGCGGCAGGATTATTACTAGCAGAGCCATAAGTTCCATCTCGGCTATCCCGTTGGGACGGTGGGGCGGGCGGAGTTGTTTTCATGTCGGCGGGTTCCCGCGCGCGGCGGCGAGCATGGCTTGCCAGCAGCCGATTGCATCCTTATTCCCGATGCCTACCCCGTATTTCTTCGCCGACCAGTCGCGCGCGGCGTCAAGCATTGCCTCGGTAGGCTGGTGAAGCGCCGACATTCCAGCATCAGCCGTTACCAGATACTTCTCGTAAATTGCGTCTTCAAGCGGTAGTTCGTGCTCCTCGAACATTGTGTCGATAATGGCCTTCGCGACGCGTTCTATCATTTCTCCACTCATGCTGATGATCCCTTTCATCTCCTATTGCGCCCGATTTTTGCCCTAACATTTGCCCTAATTAAGGTCCTGGCTCGGGGTGTACGCCGATGGACGTATCTGGACAACTAAGCCGTCTAATCCACTGAATTAACGGCTATTTGTGGACTCACGTGGACTCGGATGGACAATAGATTGGCGGAGCGGGCTTCCGCCATATGCCCGGCCCAAGCATCTGATTTAATAGAGATATTTTTCAGCACGAAAGCTTTGCCCCAACATTTGCCCCAACTTGCGCGCGGGTTCATTTGGACCCCGAGATGAGAGCCTCCAGGGCATCGACCGAGATCAAACGAGCGCCGCCGATGCGAACGCTCGCAAGGCGGCCGGCTTTAATCCACTCGTATAGCAGAGAGCGGGAGATTCCATATGCCGTTGCGGCATCTTTGGGGCGCAAGGCGCGGCGTTCGTAGCGCATCGGAGCGACTAGCTCGGTTCGCCTGGGCATCACGCTTTCCTCACGCAAATTGCCGGCTTGTTAGGATCGTAAGTCCAGAGCACATACGCTCCGGGGCAAGTTCCTGCGGACGGCAGCGGAATCGGGTCCATCGTGACCCCCATGCACTTTCCGTCGAGCATTCCAGACCAGCCGCGCTGATCACACCACTTCATTTCGGGGCCTGGCGCGTCTGGCGACGCCATCCAGAGCATTCCGCTCATCCAGAAAGAAACGAGGACGAGGAGTATCTCCGGCCACGGATCGATCAACCGCATCTGCTCATGTCCACTTAGCGATCTTGGCCAGCACGGCGCGGGCTCCGTCAGGGTCGAGCGCGGTGAAAAGGTCCAGCGCCTCGCGGGTCAGTGCTAACTCGGCTTCGTACGCGGCCATAGAAGCGTTTGCTTCGTGATTCGCCTTGTTCCACGTCTCCAACATCCGCTCAGTCTCGACGCGCGCTGCGTCCAGCTCGGCGGATAGGCGGGCGATCGTGGCCTCGTGTGGGTCTGGCGCCGGATCGGGAAGCTGGAGGGACGCCTCGGCGATCTCGATATTCTTGCGGCAGTCGGCCAACCATCCGGGATATTGATCGCCGAGTTTGAAGCCGTGATGATTGGCCACGCACGCCTCGGAATTGGCGAACAACAGTTTCGTCGTGAATAACAAACGGCGCATGTCGCTCATCCCCGCCCTCCCGCGGCACGTCCCCGCTCCGCATCCGCCAACTTACATGGCAGCTTCACCGATCGCGGATCATCTCGCCGTCCGGCCGTCGTGATAGCGGCCGATACGCCGCATGCCTCGCAAATCACGAGGAAATACCCACAGCGCTTAGCGGGGTAGGGCAGCACGGCTTTGCAGGATGTTTTCGCCCCATCGGAGGCATCGAGGTCGACCCCGTCTGGGTAGGCGGGATTCGGGGCGCATTGCGGCTCTCGGGCGGAGTCGTGCCAAGTGATTTTCATGAGCGCTTATTCCAGGGCTTGAAGTTCAATAGGTCTGCGGGCTCCAGATCATCCCACTCGCCTTCGAAGCAGATGGCGCGGTCGTCAATCGTTAGGAATGCAGCAGGTTTTTCGGATGCGAATTTGATCGGGTAGGGGATATTAAAGCCGTCGACAGAGCCTCCGGCCCCGGCCATCGGATGATCAAGTCCTAGTTGGTCTACCGAGTGCTGGATCAGCCACCGCTTCATTTCAATAATCGCATTCGGGCTTTTCGATCGCGACGAATAGATTTGGACGTCGAACCATTCGGTGGCTTTCCATAGCCATTTGATAGCGCCCCTCACGGGCGGGTCGGGAATGACGGTTTCGCCTTTCCATCCGCTCGTGTAGCTGTGGATTACGCCATCGAAATCGACGCATAGAATCGGCTTTTCCATTTTCATTGTGTCCTTTTCTCCCATCACTTCCTCCCCCGCTCCACATCCGCCGCCTTAGCCGCGTCATGCCACGCGGACCGCTGAATGTTGGAAATTAGGTCGATTTCGCCGTCCTTCTGCAATTCCAGGAGATACGCAGTCACAGCCTTTGTCCCGCCCTGCGTCCGCGCGTTGCCGGTCGCAAGGATTTCGGCCTTGCGACCGGCTTCCAGGGCGGCCTCCGGATCGGAAGGCACCGCAGCCCCGCTGCTGGGAGAGACCGCAGCGCCTTCCAGCGGCCCTTGCGGGGACGCCTCCGCCGGGCCTGGGGGTACGCCGCCCGCGGGTTCCGTGGCCGCGCCGGGGGCGGGGCTGTCTTGCTCGTGTTCGATGATTTCGCCCGTCTCGGGATCGACAGTTTCGGCGCGCCTCTTGGGCGGGGCCGGAGGGGTCCGGCGGGAAGGCATCGTCAAGCGTGGCAGTCCATTTCCGCCCTGGGCTTCCACGATTCGCTCGCCCTCGTCCGGATCATAGATACCGGAGAACCCGAAGGCGTATCGGGCGCATTGGATCAGCGCCTTGTGCCGCAGCATGCGGTGTTTCATTTTCCATGCGTCTGTCGCCCGGTAGCATTCCGACAGATATTCCGTAACGACGATGGGCCGCGAGCGATCTGAGCGCCAGATCGAGCATTCGATCGAAAGGAGTTGATCCTCGCTATCGAGGTTGTCTTGAAAATCCATCCCGTCGAATTTGGGATGGCGATTGATCATCGTCACCCAGCCGTCGATACTGACAACGGGAACAATCCCGCCGCCCTTCCCGGGGAAGGCGTAAATCTCCTTCGTCAGCGGATTGAGGTCGTATTCCTTTGCTACCAGGAGAAACGCTGCGAATTGCTCGCGCGTGCCGACGCTGGGAAATACGGTGGCGCGCAATGTCTGTTCAAATGGCCCCGGGTCCATTCCGAACTTATCGGCCATCGCGGCGGTTACCGATTTGGCGCGGGGTTCTATGGTGGCAATCTCGTTCATCTCACTTCCTCCGTTATGACCTTTTTCATCCCCGGAACGTCAGCCCCGGATTTCGCGAGCGAGCGTCCCTCTCTGGTCGCGGCGTCGACCAAGTCTTGGCTGAAGTGGTTTCGCTCCGATAGAAACAGCAGCAATTGCCCGATAGATTCCAACTCCCACGTTTCTATCGTTCGCAGCGATTGCCGGCGCCCGGCTGTTCCGACGCGCACGGGCTCGGCTACGATCGTCTTTGGCTCCGGTAGTGCACCGTCAGCCCTCTTACGGGCGGCCTCATTGGCGATCCTAGCCTCTTCAGCGCGCCTCGCATTCTCGGCCTTCACGTAATCGTCGGACAGACCCTTTGCCCATTTGGCTGCGATTATCGCCGCGTCGCGCGTCGGGAAATATCGTGAATCGACTTCGCGACCTCCGGCCAGAAATGGCTCCTTCTCGATCGTATGCAGCGCAACGGCCTTTTTCCTGATCTTGTCGAATTCGGTCCCGAAGTTGGCGGCCTTGTCAGCCTCCCCCTGCGAGGCCGGCTTATGGCCAAGCACTGTGAACCACGCTTTGGCCGCTAACTGTTGCTTGGCGAGCGCGTCAGCGACCTCCTCGTGAGGCAAGAGGGCGACGGGGGCCTCCGTAGCCGGCGCGACATCCTCCGGCCACGCCTCGCCGTTCTCGATCGCTATATAAAGTTCGTGGCTAATCGGGTTGGCGGCACAATAGGCGAACAATTCGTCAATCGCGTCGATTCCTTCGGGCGCGGGGCGCGGGCCGGTTCGCGAGCAGTAGACCTCGCCATCCTCGCGCCAGATAGCCACAGCGTCCCACCGCAGGCTGCGATCGGCATTGCGGTCTCTGACGCGCCAAAATCCAGAGCGCGGATTGCCGACCTCAGTCTCGGCCGGCTTTCCCGACTCCAACGCCCGTTCCCACCAAAACCACTCGCTGGGCACATCGGCGCGAGTCGGCTTGAGGCCAGCGACGATGCCGGCGGCGATGTCGCCTAGTTGCTGAAAATTATCCTCGATCATCACGCCCTCCTGACGCAAATCTGGCCATGTTTCCTATCGTAGTTCCACGGCGTCTCGAATGATCCCGGGCAAGCGCCGTTGTGCGGCAGCGGGACGCGGTCGTCGCGCATTCCGGGCCAGCGTGTCGGCGCCGGGCGGGGGTCGCGGTCCATGTCGGCGGTCGGGATCAGCGTTGCGCAGACGATAGCGAGCCATTTCATTTGGCAGACCCTCCACGGCCGGGCTTCTCGACGTAGACCCTGAACGGCAAGCTGCGAGCCCAGATATCTAGAACGCGTCGGACGGAATTCGCCTTCACCGACGCGAAAGCGGAACCGTCGCCAAAGTCTTTCATCCCGTTGTCGACGACTGCGAGCAGCGCGGCATACTCGGATTGCGAAAGGCTGATTGTGACGCGGTGGGGGTATTTGGTGACTTTCATAGACGCCAGCCTTGAATCGCGACACTGATGGCCACGATCGCGACGCTGATGGCGTTGACGATCACGGCGAGGGCTAGGATTGAGGTTTCGGTCATTCCATCGTCTCCCAATGCGTTGCTGTCCAATCCTTCTCGGCGTGTTGACGACAAAACAATCCGCCGATACCGTGGCCGTCGCGCCGTGTGCATCGAATGAGATATAGCGACCGGCCGAGATACCCAGCGCATCGCCCTGGCGTCCAAGGGATCGACTCGTGATCCTCAATGAAGCACTCATAGTGGCGAGCTTTGATCTGCTCTATCGCTTCCTCGATCTTCACGTTCAATCCCCTTCATTCTCGTCTTCGTCAGGCACAACCCCGACCCGCGACGGCTTGACGAGGTCGTTCCAGACCGCGATCTCTCGCTTTACGCCCTGCCGCAGCACCATCAGGCGAGTTTCAAGTCTGCCGATCGCATTGAGAAGCATAGGAAGGTTCTCGCGGCGCTGGTCGGGCATCCATGACGCCATCTCGGTCCAGCTACGGTCTACGGCGGCGTCTATCTGCTCAATCGCCAGGCTGGGCTTGATAGGACTGCGGGCGAATTCGTGTTTCATCGGTCATGCTCCTTTCGCGAGGGCGTTGCGGGCTGCGCTGGCAACCGCCGCGAATCGCGTATCTGCGCACGACCCGATAAATTGCAGCGCCGTCAGCATTCGGTCATATTCACGCGCCTCGACGATGACGAGGCCGTGCTTGGCGAGATGGCGCTTGAGATAGAACGCGGTCGAATGCCCCTCGCCGTCGCAGACGGCGTCGTACATTGCGGTTTTGATTTCGTCGTCGAAGGCGGTGCGGGTTTGTGTGATGATTGCGTTCATGGCGTGATCCTCGATCAGACGGCGGAGGAGTTGGCTTCGCTGACGGCAATCGAGCACGCGAAAATCATTTCGTTCCACCAGTCGGAACCAACTTCGCGACCTCTTGCTGCCCGGCTATACATGTCGGCTTGCTGGACCCTATCCGCCCAGCACTCCCAGACATGCGACCCCACGGGCGCGCGGGTCGGTTTGATACAGAGGCGCGCGGCGGCTTCGACGATGGCTTCGTTGGTCATGGATTGCTCCCGGAAAAAGTGAGGGGCCTTCGCCCCTCGTGTCAGGCCAGCGCGGCGCGGAGGGCGGCGAATTTGGCGTCGGTGGATTGCTCGTGCTCAAGTTTGGCCCGCTTATACGCAGCCCTAGCGTCGGCTAGTTCTTTGAAATAACCTAGATATTTGTTGACTCCGTTGATTGATATTTGCGCCTGCCACCTCTGCGTTCTCGCTACGAACGTGCATCCACGTGCGTCGGTGTCCCGCGCGTGACCTCCGTGCGACGGCGAGCAGTTAGTGCTATTCACGGCATAGGAGACATCGCGTAGGTTGCTCAGACGATTATTGGCAGGATCGCGATCGATGTGATCGATCACCATGGTCGGCCACACTCCATAGGCATGGAGCCACGCGATGCGATGGGCTTGATACGTCCGCCGATCAATCATCAGGCGGTAATAGCCCTTTCCGTCCAGACTGCCCTTGGTAGCATGCCCCTCACATGCCCGGTTACTCAGGCGTACAATCCACGTGAAGATGCCGGTCTCAGGATCGTAATCCAAAACCTGCCTTACGCGTTCGACAGTGAGATCGGTTAGCACTGCATCTTTCCCCGGGTTCGCCGCGCTCCGTGCTTCGGCGTGGGGAGAGGCGTACACGCGAACACAAATCATGTCAACATGGAAAATGTAGACGGGCGAATTTATTTTCGCGGCGTCCGCGTGAGCGGCGCGCACACGCCGATTTGACTTTCCAAACGGTCACAATATATTCATATTATATGTTAACGGTTTATGACGGCTATCGCGTGAAATGTAGATAAGTAAATTATCCAGTGGGGAAATGCCAATGTGTAGCGCAGACTTGACGCGCGCGCAGCTGCTATGTCGTCTTTGCGATCTTATGCTGAAGGACGAATTCGGCTATCCGCTCACTTACCACGAGGCGGCAGAACTCTCCGGGCTTCGAAGTCTGCTATCACTGACCTTACCAGAGCGAGAACTTCATCCTCCGTGGGAAGCCTATCTGCGGCGAACGGAAAGACCTTGCGAACTGTCGCCTCGACCAGTTCCCACACGTTCTGTAACTCAGGTGTTTCGTCTGGCTCTATGCTGCGAAGCCTGCCCGTCAACGAAATGCCCGTTGGCGCCCGTGCCGCATGTGGCGCGTCCGGCTGCGTCGGATTGGTCCGAGAAAGAGCCTTAGCGGAGCGATACCCCTCGCCAGTGAGCAGCCACGCCGCAGAAACATTGTACGTCTTGGCGTAAATAGCCGCGGTTGCCGAATCGAAATTATTTTGGCCGTTCTCGTGAGCGGCATAGGTGGATATCGTCCAGCCGAATCGCTTTGCCGCCTTTCTCGCCGATGGAATGCCCAAGGCGATCCGCGCGCTTTTCAGCCGTTCTCCCATCGTCTCATCCATGGGCTGGAAGATATTTCGGCTGGTGCACATAAATCATGTTGACAAAGCCAACATGAGTAGTGTAGGCCGTGTAGGCATGAACACGGTCGCTGAAATTGTCGAGAAGCTGGGCGGGGGCGCGAACGTAGCGCGCATCCTGTCCGTAGGACCCTCCACGGCTTCGGAAATGAAGCGGCGCGGGTCTATTCCCCCGGCATACTGGCCTACCATTCTCGCAAGCGAAAAAGGCCGAGAGATAGGTCTGACGGCCGAAATTCTCATGTTCGCGCATGCGAGGAAGGTCGCCGCAGAATGACACTCATCCTTCACATTCTCGCAGACCTAATCGTTTGGGCATCGCTATCCACGGCGTTGGGGTGTTTGATTGGGGCCGGAATCCGTCGGGGGGATGAGCGATGACTGATTGGCACATAGGTCAGAAAGTCGTTTGCGTGGATGCAGATGACATCAACCCTTATTGGATCGTAGAGGGAAGCCTTGATCTAGGCGCTGTCTACACCATAAGGTCGGTCAGACCAGCGATCGGTGAGCCTGGAATCGCGATCTACCTGAAAGAGGTTACGGCTCGAGTGTGTTGGGATGGCAGCGGTATCGAGACCGCTTTCTTTTCGTGGCGCTTCCGCCCTGTCGTCGAGCCCAAAGCCGACATTTCCGTGTTCCAATCCATTCTGGATCGCCTTCCGAAGCGCGAGGTCGTCGACGCATGACCTTACTCATAGCTTGCACCAATTGTGCCGCTTCTGTCTCGGCCGACTACATCGCCGATGACGATGGGGCGCGGCTTTTCGCATGCTGCGTATGCGGCGAGGCGAGTGTCCGTTTTGATTTTTCGCGCCGCGTGAACGGCACTTCTGAGGTTCCCGCCCTCCAGCCCTCCCCCGGACGAGGCGGGGCAACTGACGCGGCTGTCTGGATGACGGTCGCGCCTCTTTCTTTCGCCTGATCGGTTCCTGCGCGGCCCTTGCCGGGGCTGGTGCGGGTTTGTTTGTAGCGTGTGTTTTGTGTGTCCTGCTCCATCTCTGTTTCCTTCCGTGAACCCATGAACCACGAAAGGAAAAGTCAATGGAGCCAAAAAAAGAGGCTGATAGAGCCATGCCTATGACTGTTGCGTTGATCGCAGATCGGTTGGTCCGATCAGAGATGATGGAGGCGCATGTCAAACGCCATGAAGCTGAGAGCACTGTCGCGCGCCGCGCTGGTCTCTCGCCATTCACTCTTCAGAATTTAAAACGAGGACGTTTGAAAAATGTCGAGGCCATTCGTTCAAAAATCAGAGCCGCATTCGTCGCCTTCCTCGAGCGACAAGTCGTCAAAGCCGAAGCCGAGCTTGCTATGGCTCGCCTGCTTGAGCGCGACGTTGATTTTTCAGCGGTGGAAGCTGCGATTGATGCGGCGAACAGGGCACTCGGAAGGGTCTCACGATGATTAGTCCGGAAACTAGGCGAGTGCTACGCATCGCCATCCAGATCGACGAAATCACGGACGAAGCGTGCCGCCAGGCCTTCCGCTGGAAGATGCACAAGACGCGCGGATTTGATTTCGTACCCCCGCTTTTCGTGATGGGCGGGGTCGAGTTGCCGATCGTTCCCCGCATTGCGCCGCCGAGGATCGAAAGCCGAGCGCGAAAGGATCGCCCATGAGCGCTAACCCTCCTGAGTTGAAATCCCGCATCATCGCCGAGTGGGCGAAGGGCAAGTTCGCCTCAGAGATCGGGAGAGAACAAGGGATCACCGAAAGCAAGGCGAATGGAATCATCAAATACGGCGCAGACGACGAGACCATTCGCGAGCACTTTCGCAACAAGGCGCTGCGAGAGGTTCGAAGATTCATGAGCCCGGAGAACCTCGATCGCGAGGCGCGCGTGTTGAGGCTGTGGGCCGACGGCTGGACGGCCGCCGATATCGCTATCCGGTTCGGCGGCGGGATGACGAGGAATACGCCGATCGGCATCGTGAACCGGAGCCGGGGGGCATTCGCGGAGGAGGCGAAGAGCGAGCATGCCGCAGCCTCTGATCGAAGATATGGCAAGGCGCTTCCGCATCAGAAGCGGACGCTGCAAGAGCCGTCGCAGCGCGGCGCGCCAAAGAAGCGTTATCGGCCTTCGGCAGCCGTCTCGCGGGTTGGACTCTCGATGATCGCGAACCCGACGTTCGTCGCGTGGGAGAAGCCGGTCGATCTCTATCAGCATATGAGGACCGACAAGGGTTTTCACGACGCAATCGCCGCGCTGTCGCGGTAGGCGGGAGAAAGCAATGAGCAGGGTTTGTTCCGTTGATGGATGTGGCAGCGAGAAAAAGATTACTCGAGGCTTCTGCAGCGCGCATTATCAAAGAGTTTGCCGCCACGGCGACCCGTTAGCGGGCGGGACTCCAAAAGGGAGTCCACACACATTCTTAGAAATGGCCAAGGAATATTTTGGTGATGAATGCTTAATGTGGCCATACGGACCTTACGGCGATGACGATAGGCGTCCTAGGATGCGTATATTTGGCAATATTGCATTCGTTTCAAGAATTATTTGCGAGCACGCCAACGGTGCGCCGCCATCAGAGCGTATGGAAGCGGCCCACTCATGTGGGAGAGGCCGCGACGGGTGTGTAACTAGAAAACATTTGCGGTGGGCGACTCCATTAGAAAATCATCGCGATATGGCGCTTCACGGGACGCTTAGACGCGGGGAAATGCAACCTCATGCCAAATTGTGCGATGCTGATGTTATTGAGATAAGAAATCTGTGGCCTAGATGCCGGCAATCTGTACTCGCGAAGAAATTTGTCGTTGATCAATCTACTATCAGTTTAATTGTAAATAGAAAGTTATGGACTCACGTCAAATAGGTGGGAGTACGCCAGTGGGACGATCCGGCTACACCGATAATTGCGAAAACGAGTGGGCGATGATCCGCTGGCGTGGCGCGGTGACGAGCGCCATCAGGGGTAAGCGCGGGCAGGCATTCCTAAACGAAATGCTGTCGGCTCTGGACGCGATGCCCGAGAAGCGGCTGATCGCGGGCGTTCTGGAATTCTCTGGCCAAGTTTGCGCACTTGGTAGTGTCGGTAGGGCTCGCGGCATCGATATGGACAAGATCGACCCACATGACCGCGAGAGCATCGCGGGGACGTTCGGTATTGCCGGCGCGCTTGCGGCCGAGGTCATGTGGGAAAACGATGAGGCGACATGCATGGTCGAGACGCCAGAGGACCGATTTTATCGCGTTAGGGATTGGGTTGCTCGCCAAATCCAAGGCCAGTACTAAGGATTGATCACCATGCGCATGTTGGATTGGGTTGTTGACTGGTGGATGGCGCGTTGCCCGCATGACCGAGGCGACGTGATGGCCGACCTCATGGAGGGGGAAGGCGAGACTGAGGTAAAATATTGCCGCCGCTGTGGAGCGGTGCGGCGATCATTCGAGAAAGAGTGGCGTCGACCGAGACCTCTCCGGTGATGGGCATTATGACCATTCCCCCGCTCCTCGCTATTTCGCAAGGCATCCGCGCCCGGCCGCGCAAGGCGAAAGCCCCGCGGCCGAAGGAGATCGAGTTGCACATGGCCGTCGCCGACGTGCTGCGGCGGTTTGCCAAGCCCGATTGGCGCTGGTCGCACTTCCCGGCCGGCGAGCATCGGGACGTGCGCACGGGGGCGAAGCTTCGGGCGATGGGGCTCGCGCGCGGGTGGCCAGATTTCGTCCTATTCTCGCCTGTCATCGGGCAACTCCATGCTCTCGAATTGAAGCGAGGGGGCGAGGACTTGACCGAGGAGCAGAGAGATTTTCGTTCGTGGTGTTTCGGTCACGCTATTCCGTACGCAACCGCGTGGACGGTCGATGACGCTATGGCTGCGCTAGAGCGCTTTGGGGTACTTCGGATTAAGATCGCCAAGCGCGATCTTGTGCTGTTCGGCGAGCGGGCGGAGGCGGGGTCGTGAGCGAACCGCTGCCAACTACGCCGGGAGGCTTCAAGGCGATCTTGGCTGACCCGCCGTGGGGATTTAAATGCTGGGATGGCAAAGACAAGCGCGTCGCCAGCCGAGGCAGCGTCACGCCGTACGAAACGATGGAAATGGGTGATCTTTCCTCTCTTCCTATCGGCGATATAGCAGCCGACACATGCGCCCTATTTGTCTGGATTGTCTGGCCAACGATGCCCGAAGCTCTCGATCTGATTAAGTCATGGGGGTTCACATACAAGACATGCGCGTTCGCTTGGGTTAAGGCTGATCAGTATAGGTTGTTTGCTTTGCAGGAAGACCTTCGCATGGGTCTGGGATACTGGACCCGCGCAAACAGCGAAGTCTGCCTGCTGGCCACTCGGGGAAAGCCAAAGCGACGCGACGCGGGGGTTAGGCAAGCGATCATTGAGCCGATCAGGCAACACAGCCGCAAGCCCGATTGCGTACACGAACGGATCGAGCGCCTCGTCGAAGGGCCGTACCTAGAACTGTTCGCCCGCCAATCGCGGCCCTGTTGGGCGACCTGGGGCAACGAGGCGACGAAGTTCGATCCAGTCATGAAGGCGGCAGAATGACCACGCCTCGCAAGGAACAATTGGCGGACGGCGTGACGCTGTATTGCGGAGATTGCCGGGACGTTCTGCCGATAATCGGGCGCGTTGATGCTGTCGTGACTGACCCGCCGTATGGAAACGGGACAGAGTACGGCGAATTTGATGACACTAAAGACAACCTTGCTAGTTTGATTGCCGACATCATGCCGCCGCTGCTAGCTGCGTCTTCAAGAATAGCACTGACCTGCGGAGTTCCAAATATGTGGAAGTACCCTGCCGATGATTGGGTGCTTAACTGGACAGACCCAAGTGGGGAGGGTGGATGCGTGTGGGGCTTTCCCTCTTGGCAACCAATTCTTGTTTGGGGAAAGGACCCCTTCCTCCAGAGGGGTCTTGGGCGTCGAAGCGATTCTATCATTAGAAGATTTCTGCGTGAGACGAACGGGCATCCTTGTTCCAAGCCGCAGGGAATCATGGATTGGATCGTTAACCGCGTGTCTTTCTATGGCGAGATCGTCCTTGATCCACTGATGGGTTCAGGCACGACTGGAGTTTCGTGCATTAATCTTGATCGCTCATTCATCGGCATAGAGATAGAGCCAAAATACTTCGACATCGCCTGCCGCCGCCTCTCCGAAGCCCTCCGCCGCCCGCGCCTCCCGTTCGAAGAGCCCCGCAAGATCGAGCAGATGGAGATGTCGTTATGACACCGCGCATCCGCATCTTCCGCTACGTCCAGATCAGACGCATCGACGCGTTCATCGCCTGCGGCTGGTATTTCGCTGGCACATTCCGATCTCATCACGACGACTACGCCGTCATCCTAGAATGGCTCTGTACCTGCAGCGAGCCCGTGGAGCCGTTGCGATGACCGCCCTACCCCGCATCGCCGCGATCCATCGCATGGGCTAAACGGAGAGATAAAATGAAACTGATTGTTCCTTCCAAGGCCGAAACCGCTTGCACAGGATTTATTCTCGCAGGCGAAGATACGCACCGCCGCAAGGTGTGCCGCGTAGAAGTTCACAGTAATGAAATCAAGTGTTTCTTTGATGGCGAGACAGTAAGGATCAGCGCTTCCCCCATTTCGGTAGGCAGGAAACTTCTGCGCATCGCCAAACAACTAGCGCTGATAACCGCAGATATGAAGCGCCTGTCGGAAATATGAGCGCTATGACCCGCACCGCCGCGCTCGCGCGCCTGGCCGACGAACTCGCGGCGGAAGTGCGGGCGGTCGCCGAGGCGCAGACTCTGGCCGAGCATATCCGCGACCGAGGCGAGTGGAGTGGGATCGAACTAGACGCGCGGAGGTTGGCGAAGGCGGTTGCGGTTATGGCCGAACGGGAGCGGGCAAGGGAGCCGGATTTGTTTGAGGGGGCGAGCGCATGAAGCCCCTTCCGACCAAGACATGCGCGGCCTGCCACAAGCCTCGCCCGCTAGAGGCGTTTTCCTCGTCCACCCAGACTCGCGACGGCCTTCGGTATCTCTGCCGCGAGTGTACGGGGGACTATTTCCGGGCGTGGAAGGCTCGGCGGGTTGCTGCGCATGCGCGGTGGCTAGGCGAGAATGGGCTAGCGGCGCGAGGTCCCGGGTTAGGCGTGGGCGTTCGCGCGCCGAGTCGATTTTTTCGCTCTAGTAGGGAGCAAAAATCGACATGACCGAGATCGACCCTTGCCGACTCCTACTTTCCGAAGGGCTCGATCTTTGCGTCAGAGCCCGCGCGCTAGATGCGCAGGAACGAACAAATACGCAGGTCGAGGCGTCATTGGCGCCGCCGGAATGGTGGAAGGAAAATATAGGTCGTCGCGCTGCTATCCATAACGCGATGTTTCCCGATCAGCCAATGCTGACACGGTCGGCGACGATTCCGTTGTGGGTCCAGGATCAGTACGAAAAGGATTTGGCCGACTGGGAACGGCGGGCGAGGGCTTTCTTGAAGGGGTGGACGTCATGACCGTCGTCGCCGTCAAGCAATCGCCGGCCGATACGCGTCCGGTGCCGGGAAGCGCGGGTGCGGATATTTTCGTGTTCGGCTCAAACGATGCGGGCCGACACGGCAGAGGCGCGGCGCTCGACGCTCGCTATCATCACGGCGCGATCTATGGCCAAGGCGAGGGGATGCAGGGCCGCTCCTACGCTATCCCGACGAAGGACAAGAGGCTTCGTCCCCTACAACTTGAGACAATCGAGACGGGCGTCCAGACATTTCTGGTTTTTGCCGCAGCGCACCCTGAGTTGACGTTTCGCGTCACCCCAGTCGGATGCGGACTCGCTGGATTCACGCCCGCGCAGATAGCGCCGATGTTTCGTGATGCGACGGGGAATGTGATCCTGCCGGACGTGTTCAAGGCAGTTCTGGCGAGTGGGGATGCGGAGGGGGCGGTATGACGCGCTGGGAAGCGCTCCTCGGCGCCACCGAAAGCCCGATCGAAAGCGCGCTGCTCACAGCGATCGTCGAGGAAGCCCATGCTCACGGCTATCGCGTCGGCAAGGTTCCTACCGGGTCCGGCACGATCGCGATCCGTCCACAGCAGCGAGTCGGCAACTATCGCGTTGATTTCGTCGTCGCCTATGCGTTCTTCGGCGCGGAGAGCGACCTCGTCGTGGAGTGCGATGGCCACGATTTCCACGAGCGCACGAAGCATCAGGCGGCGCGCGACAAGAAACGAGATCGGTTCCTGACGGCGCAAGGCTATCGCCTGCTGCGGTTCACGGGCGCCGAGATAAACGCGTCGGCCGCGCGGTGCGCCGAGGACGTAATCAGCATGATCATGACGTTTCATACCGAATGCGTCGAGATTGGCGCTGGGCGTCGGTCGTCGCTTCGATCCAAGCAACGCGAGGAAGGCTAACATGCAATGCCGGGCGTCTCGAGATTCGACTGCTACCCATCGGATTTTCTCAATGGCGTAATAGGACTGACTGGAGATGAAATAGCCGCATACACGATAATCATGATGTTGCAATATGACAGAGGTGTCCCGGTGATTTATGTAGGGCGTGAGCACGAGCTATCGGTTCGTTCCGGCCTTCCGAAAGGTAGGCTCTCAAAGGCTATTGGAAACCTCGATAGGATCGGGAAGCTCGTTTGCGTCGACGGGGCATTATCCATCCCTCGAACCGAGAAGGAATTAGGAAAAATTTCGCAGAGAATTCGAAAAAACGTTGAGAATTCATTAAACGGTGGCAAGACGACAAAAAAGAAATGGGAGCAATTACGCAATAAAATCAACGAAAATGAGGGCCGACCGGCTATCCAACCGGCTAGCCAAAATATAGCCCCACGCGGGCCGCCTTCGTCTCTACCGCCTTCGTCACAAGAAGAAAAAAAAGAATCAAAAGAAAAAAAAGAAGCCAACGGCTCAGCACTCGACCATGACTTCGAGGAATTCTGGGATAAGTGGCCGAACAAGGAGGCCAAAGCCGCGGCGAGCAAGGCGTTTGCAAAGGTCCACTTGGAATTTACCGAGATAATGAGGGGCGTAGAGCGCTACATCGCCGCGAAACCCGCCGATCGGGCGTGGATGCACCCGGCCACGTTCCTGAACGGACGCCGATGGGAAGACCAACCTGCCAAGGTCGTGGAACATGATCCGAGGTCCCCATTTCCGCCAGGAACGCTGTGGAGCCGGGATTGATGGAGGCGCTCAATGGACTTCGAGCAAGAACTTGCCAGCGTAAACTGCTACCCGAGGTCATTCCAGGGGACGAAATACTTTCGATGTCCTCAATGCAGCGACGCCAGGAAAAAGAAAAGTCAGCCATGTTTGTCAGTAAAATCCACAGGGGCGGGGTTTGCGTTCTTTTGTCACCACTGCGAATGGAAGGGAGGTCGCGACTATGAACGCGCAGATACTTGGTCCGATCGGGCAAAAAGCGTTCGACCAACGGGGTATAAGCGAGGAAACAGCGGTTCGTTTCGGGATTTATACTTCCCTAGCCATCGCTGACGGGGAGGTCGAGCCCGACCCCGCCGGTAACGTCGTCGCTTTTCCGTATTTTGATCACGGTCGCGTCGTGGCCGAGAAATACCGCGCGCCCGGCAAGAAGTTCTGGCAGCGCAAGGGCGGGAAAAAAACGTTCTGGAATGCCGACATCCTCGACGATCCGAGCCTGGAACATGGCATCTCCCCGCTGATCATCACCGAGGGCGAACTGGACGCCTTGACCGCGATCGATTGCGGGTTCCCGTTCACGGTTTCTGTTCCCGACGGGGCTCCAGCGGTTCCAAAAGGCAAAGCTCCGGACGAGCTCGATCCGATCGACCGCAGCGCTGAGAGCGGAGGAAAGTTCGAATACGTTTGGGTCAATAGAGATCGGCTGAAGCGGATAAAGCGGTTCATTCTGGCGGTCGACAACGACGATCCCGGCAAGCGGCTAGAGGCCGAACTGCTGCGTCGTCTCGCGCCGTCGAAGTGCCTCTCGATCGTCTATCCCGACGACTGCAAAGACCTCAGCGACGTCCGCGTCAAGCATGGCGCCGAAGCTGTGGCGGGATGCCTCAACGCGGCCCGTCCGTACCCCGTGCGAGGCCTTTATCGGCTTAGCGACTATCCCGATGTGGCGGACCCTGAAACGTTCTCCACGGGCTTCGCCGACCTCGATGAATGCCTGAAGTTGTGGCTCGGAGAAATGATGGTCGTGACGGGAATCCCCGGACACGGGAAGAGTTCGTTCATCATCAACCTGTGCGTCAATCTCGCGGGTGCCTACGGCTGGATCACGGCAATGGCCTCCTTCGAAATCCAGACCGTGCCGGCGCTTCGCCACAAACTCAGGCTCGCAGCGACTAAGTTAGCTTCGGAGCACTGGCGCCCCGACATGAAGGCGGCAGCCGACCGCTGGATAAACGATTATTTTCTATTCATCGACGACGACCCTACCGGCGATGGCGAGGAGGAATTGACGCTCGAATGGTTATTGGAACGCGCCTCCGACGCCGTGATCCGCGACGGGATTCGCGTCCTGGTTATCGATCCGTGGAACGAGGTCGAACACGCCAAGCCCCGAGGCGAGACCGAGACCGAATATCATAACCGTGCGCTCCGCATGATCCGCCGCTTCGCTACGCGCTATCAGGTGATCGCAATCGTGATCGCCCACCCTACCAAGGAAGTAGGCAAGGATGGCGCAACGCGAATGCCAGGGCTTTACGACATCGCCGGGTCGGCCGCATGGTTCAACAAGCCGGATCATGGAATAGTCGTGTTCGTTCCTGACGCGGATGCGGGCGAAACTGTGATCGCGGTCAAGAAGGTTCGCTTCGGATGGTCCGGCAAGAAAGCCGAAGTCACGCTGCGCTACGACGCGGAGACAGAGGGATATCTGTCCCTTAACGGGCTAATGCCGATTTGGAAGGCGAAGAAAGCCGCAACGACGGGAATGGCAAAATGACATCCACCATGGGCGAATCCCTCCGCACCTCAAATCGTATCGCCACGCTAGAGGACACCGTCAGCGCCCTGCGGGGCGACCTGATCGACACGCAAGGCAAGCTCAGCGCGCTGGAACGTCGGTTCGAGGATTTCACCTTGGGGCGGTTCTCGCCGCCGGAGCCGGACCTGTCCGCAATTCCAGGGACGAATGTGTCGGTTCGCGTATTTGATGATCCCCCCAATCAGGCGTTCAAGAAATGACGCACTCCGGCGGCAAGCCGCGAAGCCAGCGGTACGAGGTCCGCGCGACGGAATATCCGAGCGGCGGAACATCTGTGATCGGGTGGACCGACGACCTCGACGGCGCTGATAAAGTCGCTGCCGCAATCCGTCTCGCGCCCGGATGCGTCAGCACCGAGATTTTCGACCGGCAGGAAAACAGGCCGGTGATCAAACGATACGCAGGGATTTTGCGATGAAAATGGAACCCGTCAAGTCATTCGTGGCCGAGGCCGATGAGCCCTTGCGCCGCCTCAGCCATGCGCTTCGTCACCCCGAGACGTGGCCTGACGACTTCGGGGAGTGGGATTTTCACATTCCGAACAAATGCGCGATGGGATTGGCCTGCAAGCTGGGAATGGCCGACAAACCATACGGAACGGCCATGATGGCAGCCTTCGATATATCCTACAGTACCGTCGTGGACATTTTCCATCGCGGCTATATCGACCCGAAGTATGGCACGACCACTCCGACCGAAATCGCCGATCGCATCGACGCTTCCCTTGCGAGGCAGCCAGCATGATGCACGCCACCCTCGACGCCGCCACGATCACGGTCTGCAAACCCGGCAAGCGGTCAGCCATCGTCCATCGCCAGCCGCAAGCGCTGCGTTTTCCGATCACGACCGTCGTGGCGATGCGCGCCGCCAAATCGGAGCGCCAAATCGCGGCCGAGCGAATTCGCGGCGACGCCGAAGAGCGCGAAACTATGTCGGTCGTGCTCGCCCAGAAGCATCGGGACGGCCGCCGAAGCTCGATCAGAGGATATGCACTAGGTCGTTTTGTGGATGACCATTGCCTGCGAGGCGCGCTGCATCAGGCCGGGATGGAGTACGCTGAGACCGTCCGAGAGGATCGCCTCTCGCTAGGATTGCCCGTGCCGGGCCAGCCGTGGGGTCCTGGCGGCAATTCTGAACTTTCTGGTGCTGAGGTAGCCGCGAGAAGAGAATTGGCCTCCATGGCCCGCACCAGTGCCGACAAAGCGCTACACAATCGCCAGCGCATCGATGCCATGCTGCGGCTGACCTACGACGACCTCGATCCGCCAGCTTCGGAAACAAGGATGCTGAAATCCGGGTTGTATGCCCTCGCGCGTCATTTCGGGCTGCTGAATCTCGGAATAAACGAGGGGAAGCCGGCTTGACATCCCAAAACCTATCCGCTAAATGCACTTTTGAAGTGTTGCTATAATTGCGCCCGGAGCCAGGAATGGTTGCCGGGTTTTTGCTTTCGGGACCGTCACATTCCCGTCAAGCGATGATTGCCTCGCTACGAAGGAAATCTTTCAGAGAGATGCCCTTCTCGCGAGCGGTATTTGCTGGATCAGGAAATCCAAAAGATCGAGCCCGCGTCATGATGGCGATGACAATATCCGAACATGGATCGTCGTAGGTAACTCCCTTCAGAGTCCCGTCGATAATTGCGATGGCGCGATCGGTGTCCGATCCGAGTAGCGAGGGATGCGAGGTCCGCGTGTCTGTGATCGGGAATTTCATTTGCTTGCTCCGTTTCGATGGAATAGCCAATTGGCGATAGGAAGTCAAGTGCTTTCTTTTGGAAAGTTTCTCGTCCATACGTCGATATCTGCCGCGATGGCAGCGCATGCCAAGTTGACGTAAGCCCATGTTCCATCTTGTTTCCAACGACTTATCTGCCTAGGCTGGACCCCAAGAGCGCATGCGCAATCGTGCTGAAGCCAACCCCGCGTGACTCGCATGTGATCAATCCATGCCTGAAACTCATCAGGTGTCATTCCTGGGGGAAGAATGGCCAACTCGTGGTCCATATCCCCTTTTTGGAAGGTTTTTGGTCTCAAACCGCAGTTTTCAAACGCCGAGCAAATCACTTCAAAGGTAGCGTCGAACCATTCTCCCCGTCTCGAATGTTCTGATAGAAGTTTGTGAACGCGTCGTTCTAACGCTACGGCTTCATTGAAAGTTTCAGCCTCCGCAGTCGCGTAAAGTCGCAATTTATCGGGGTGAGCAGTTTGCATGGCTATCAACCGCCTATATGAATCTTTAGCAACACCGACCTTGTATGGAGCGCCGGAATCCATGCCGATGATGTAAATGTTCATGTGATTACCTTCTATTAATTCTAAGAATATAATATTAGAGGAACTAGCCATACCAGGCAATTGGCCATCAGAGAGATATGGTTGATTGACTATCACGAAATGTTACAAGCCTGTCATAATCCCGTGTCATAAGCCTCGCATCGCAACCCGGAAGGGGAGCCGAAATGCCTTGGTTCTCCAATGGCGACGTCAACCAAATCCTCTACCGTCTGAACGCCATCGCCACCGTTCTGACCGCGCAATCCGCGCAACTAGCGGCGATTCAAGGAAAGATGACGACCATGGCCCATACGATCGACGAAGTCCTCGCCAATGTTGCGGACGAAGGCACCAAGACCGACAGCCTGATAGCGCTCATGAATGGCGTCGAGCAGCAACTCAAGGACGCGCTAGCGGGAGCGACCATCCCGCCGGCTGTTCAGGCCAAGATCGACGCGGTATTTGATGGAGTGACCAACAATGCGACGAAGGTTCAGGCCGCGCTCGACGCCAATCCTCCGGCTGTTGCCACTCAGCAAGCCCAGGCCGCCGTCAAGGCGAGCCAGTAATGCCGGTTCTGCCCAACCCGAAGCACGAGCGGTTCGCGCAAGAACTCGCCAAGGGAAAGAGCGCAGATGCGTCCTATGTCATTGCTGGATATCACGAACATAGGTCGAATGCTGCCGCTATGGCGCGAAAAGAGCACATTGTAGTACGGGTCGCTGAACTCCTAGAGCGAGCGCGATCGATAGAGGTCATCGCAACCGAGCGCGCGATAGAAAGACTAGCAATATCAAAGGAGCGTGTTCTAGCTGAACTCGCTAAAATCGGATTCTCCGACATCCGTAAAGCTGTTCGGTGGAAGAGTGCGCTAGTCACCGAGGAGGATAATCCGGACGGCGGCGAGGTTCTGGTCATCAAAACCGTCGTGACGAACCTGGTCGAGATCGTCCCCAGCGATGAACTCGACGACGCAACGGCCGCTGCTATTTCGCAAGTCACTCAGAACATCAACGGCGGCGTGACGGTCAAGCTCCACGACAAGCGGGCGGCGCTAGTCGATATCGGCAAGCACTTGGGGATGTTCCCGACCAAGGTTGAAATGCGTGTCGAGCATCGCAAACACATTACCGAATACGCAGACGAAGAACTTGCCGCCTTTATCGCCATTGGACGCAGCCGAGGAGCTTCTCAAGCGCAGGATGGCGAGGAAGGCTCTGATTCCATTCACTGAATACACGCTGCCGAAGTACCGTGCCGCGGAATTTCATCGGAAGGTAGCGGAACAGTTGGAGAGGGTCGAGCGGGGCGAAGTCGATCGTTTGATGCTGCTGCTCCCTCCTCGGCACGGCAAGTCGGAATTGGCTTCTCGTCGCTTGCCGGCTTATATTTTAGGGCGTCAACCCGACAAAGAGTTCATCTCTGTTTCGGCTAGCGCCGATCTGGCGACAGATTTCGGACGCGACGTCAGAAACTTGATCAACAGCCCGCAATACAAGTGCATTTTCAACACGTCCCTCGCGGAAGATAGCCAGGCCAAGAACAAGTGGCGCACCCAAGACGGAGGAGGTTACTACGCGGTCGGCGTCGGCGGCCACTTCATGGGCAAGGGCGCTGACTTTCTTCTTATCGACGACCCGTTTTCCTCGATGGCTGACGCCCAGAGCGAGAATAAGCGCAAGGAAGTCTGGGACTGGTATATCGGAACCGCGTATAACCGCTTGGAGCCGGGCGGAGCGGTAATCCTGATCAATCATCGCATGCACGACGACGATCTTTCTGGGAAGATCATCTCGCACGCGGCGTCGGGCGGCGACAAGTTCGAAATCGTCAAAATGCCAGCCGTAAGCGACGTTGGCGAGGCGTTGTGGCCTGATCGCTATCCGTTGACGGCGATAGAGCGAATTAGAGCCAACAGCATCCCTCGCTACTTCTCGGCGCTGTATCAGCAAGAACCTATTCCCGACACGGGAGATTATTTCAAGCGCGAATGGCTCCTCCCGGTAGACAATCTCCCGCCGCGGGAAAGCCTACGGGTATACGGAGGATCAGACTACGCTGTCACATCGAGTGGCGGCGACTTCACGGTCCACGCGGTCCTCGCGCTCGACCCTGACAGCAATCCGTGGATGCTGGACATCTGGCGGAAGCAAGCCGCATCCGACGAATGGGTCGAGGTATTTTGCGACTTGGTCAAGAAGTGGAAGCCGATGGGTTGGGCCGAGGAATCCGGCCAGATCAAGAGCGGCGTCGGGCCGTTCTTGGAGCGCGAGATGCGCGAGCGCCACGCCTACACCCTGCGAGAGCAGTTTCCGACCCGAGGCGACAAGGCGGTGCGAGCGCAGTCGTTCCGAGGCTTGATCGCGACGCGGGGCTTGCGTGTGCCGGTTGCGGCGGCGTGGCGGGGCGAGTTCGAAAGCGAGTTGCTGCGGTTCCCGGCCGGAGTTCACGACGATCAGGTAGACGCGTGCGGGCTGATCGGGCAACTGCTCGACACGATGATAGATGGGCAGAAGCCGGTGCAACCTGAGAAGAACACGAGCAGCGGCTATCGCGGCAGCGGTTCGAACTATAGCGATCTCGATGCGCTGACGATGTGAGGGAAGTTATGAGCGAAGACAAGTCCGGATACGCCGACGCCGACGAACCGCTGACCGATCGGTCTTGTGATCGGTGCACGCATTATCGCTCACCTGAGCGGATCGATGAGGCACAAGATTATGCTCCGTCGATCAAGCACATTTGCGAGCGGCCGCAATTGGGTTCCCATCGCGATCTAGTCATAGGCGAAGATGTCCCGAACAGCCGCGACGCTTACCGAGAGCGGGCCGGAGGAGCGGAAGATCGTTGCGGTCCCGAAGGCAAGTTCTGGTCGCAATCAGGTTTTTGAAGGAGGACTCAAACAATGAAAGACCTACGAGTAGGCCAACCGTTGTGGTTTTATGCCGGTGGGCACGAAACGGTGATGCACTCGGACCAGCCGCTTTTGGCGTTCGTGACCTATGTGCATTCGCATCGTCACGTCGACGCTAAGGCAAGCCCGCTGGTCAACCTAGCCGTGTTCGGCAAGGAGGGATCGCTGTGGCAACGCCCGTCCGTTCATGTGTGGGACGGCGAGGGCGACGTGCCGGAGCGCGGATCGTATGCTCGATGGCAGGAAGACGATGAGGCCGAGGAGAAGCGGGCCGAAGCCGCAAACGCACCCAAGCGAGCCTTTGGCGAGACCGAGGAAGCCCATAAGGCTCGCGTAGAGAAGTGGCGGAGCGAGCCGGATGCGATGCCCGCAAGGGCCACCGGCGAGAGCGACGACGGATATAGAGCCCGCGTGGCGATGTGGCAGAGCGAGCACATGGATGATCGGCGCATCAAGCAAGCGGCTATGGATGCTCGCAACAACATGGACCACGGCCCGCCCGCGCCGGGATTGCCCAATCCAGCGCTACAGGGGACGCAGTGGGACACCGAAGCCCAGGCGAGAGACGCCAAGGTCAAGGCGGACAAGGACGCGGCCGACGCAAGGGCCACGGCCGCTAAGAACCAGGCGGCTGTCAAGCCCAAGACGCAGGCCGAGAGCGATCAGGCTTCGTACAAGAAATGGCATGACGAGCAGCAGGCTCGCGCCGAGGCAGCGCAACAAGACGGTGGCTGAAACCGCCACCGGACCTAACAACGCCCTCGTCGAATACCGAGGAAAGGCAACCCGCGAAATGCCATCAAAATCGCAATCACAATCGCGCGCTATGCATGCGGCTGAAGAAGGCCGCTCGACGATCGGAATCCCAAAAAAAGTGGGAGCCGAGTTCGTCAAGGCCGACCACGGCCGCAAGATCAAGCGCCTCCCGAAGCACGCGTACAAGATGGCCAAGCGCGGGCTGGTGTCGCCAAAACAGATGGCGAAGATGAAGGGCGAGGAGTGATGCGAGGCCGTCTCATCATCGCGGCGCTTCTGCTGGAGATTGCCTTCTTTGCCGCATGCTGGCGTGCCGCGCTGGTGGCGCAAGCTGTCGCCCAGACCGTCCCGCCGTTCGATCCAGGATCAGCGCCGACACAAGGTACGTGGGATACCTACTTCGGCAGCAAGCAGGACTTGATAAAGGGCCTATCGGCTGTTCCTATCCCAGGGCCGTACAGTGCGGCAGGAACTCCCATACCGACTTGCAATGCGGACAACGCGGGACAGAACGTATGGTCGAACGACATCACGACGATGACCTACAACGCGACCTATGTTTCGGGAGGCGCTCTCATCGGGCCACTGTTCTGCAACGGAACTAATTGGACGGCGCATTGATCGACCTCGCACTCAATGCGATCGAACTGCTTTGCTGGTTCGTCCGCGGAGGACCCATGTATGCGAGAGTCACTCTTCGACGGCATGATCGAGATCAAGACCATCCCCCACAACAGCCAGCGCTACGACACGGTCGGAGATTGGTGGACGGATGAGGAAGGCTGGCACATCCGGGTCTCTGAACTCGGCGACTGGCGCTATCAGTTCTTGGTCGCGTTCCATGAGATGCTCGAACTCGCGTGGTGCAAGCGTCGCGGCGTGAAGCAAGCCGACGTGGATGCGTTCGACATGGATTACGAGAAGAACCGCAAGCCCGGGGATTTTAGCGAGCCGGGGGACGATCCGAAGGCCCCGTATCGCGAGGGACATCATCTCGCGACGCTTGTCGAGCGGTTTGCGGCGATGGTGCTAGGAGTGAGTTGGGACGCTTACGAGGCGGCTGTAAACGGGTTGGAATATCGATCGGGGGAATCTTGACGGACCTGAAAAGCAAGACGGCGCTGGTCTGGGACAACGGCCTCTTCGTCTCCCTCGCTGTCACCCTATCCAAGCAGTTCGGCAAAGTCCTGTACTACTGTCCGTGGGTGACCGGCTTTCCAACGTCGCAATTGCAGATGATCGCGATGGGCGTGCCGGAAATCGAAAGCGTCGACAGCCCATGGACGCGGCTCGACGAGGTCGACATATTTGTTTTTCCCGACGTCTACGAGGGCGACGTTCAGAAGTACCTCGTCAGCCTCGGCAAGCGCGTATGGGGTTGTCGCGGCGGCTGCGAACTAGAAATAGATCGCGCGAAGTCGAAGGAAATCAGCACGCGGCTCGGCATCGAAGTCGGCCCCTACAAAACCATGATGGGGATCGAGAAGCTTCGCCGGTATCTCAAGGCGAACGACGATCAGTACGTGAAGATCAGCCGGACGCGCGGAGACATGGAGACATTCCATGCGCCGACTTTCGAGGCGGTTGAGGGCAAGCTCGACGAGATCGACTATAAGCTAGGGCCTAAGGCCGACTTGATGGAGTTCATCGTCGAGGACAACACCGGCCCGGCGATCGAGTTGGCCTATGACGGCTATACGATCGACGGCCAATTTACCGATTATTGCCTCGTCGGCGTAGAGGCCAAGGATACGGCGCTCGTCGCCAAGGTGGTAAAATACAGCAAGATTCCCGCGGCGGTCAGCAGTATCAACGCCAAGCTCTCGCCGCAACTCAAGAAATACAACTACCGCGGCTTTCTTTCGGCCGAAATTAGAAGCACCGAAGACGGCCACGATTATCTCATAGACCCGTGCTGCCGCATGCCTTCGCCTCCGGGCGAACTCTATCAGATCATGATGACCAACCTAGGAGATATCGTCTGGTACGGAGCCGAGGGCGTTTTGATAGAGCCGGAATTCTCCGGCAAGTGGGGCGCGGAACTGATCTTGACGAGCGAGGAGCTAGCGGAATCGTGGGTCAAGGTGACATACCCGAAAGAGTACGACGAGAACGTCAAGCTCAGGTATTTCACTGAGCACGAAGGCAGCAAGTACGTCATTCCGCAGGCCAACAAGATGCCGTTCCTCGGCGCGGTCGTCGCTTACGGCGATACCGCGAAGGAAGCCATCGGCAAGGTGACGGAAATTGCCAAGACGGTGCATGCCTTGGAGATCAAGAGCAATCCTGACGCGCTAGAAACGGCGCTGGCGGACTTGAAGGAGACGCTCGGGGCGTCCGGAGATGCGCCGGTGTCGAAAGAGCAGGCGAAGGCAGAGGACATGGTGAAGAGCGGCGTGATCTCTAAGCGAGCGTTCGAGCGGTTGGCTGAGAAGCAAGGGTGGGCGTAGCGGTGACGACCGACAAGGAAATCATCAACTACGAACCTCCGCAGCGTGATCCGATTGCGGAGCGTGTTCGCGCATATACGCAACTAATTTGCAGAGTTGAATTGATCGAGGACCGATCGTTACGCGTCGAGGGGATAGCAATGCTCACCGCTCTGCGAGAAACCATCCAGGGCAAGCCTCGCGGGGAATTGCACTCTATCAAGAGGGAGGGCTGACCATGCCGCGCGCCGCGATCGAATCGTCCACGGCCACGCCGTCCCGTGAGTACAAGGAGCCCCACGAGCGCTCCAACGGGCCTTGGGACGATTACGAGTTGGACGAAGGCGGCCGCCATCTCGACCGCGCCGAGAAGATAAAGGCCAACGGCAAATACGTCGAGGCCATCGCCAAGCACCACGAGAAAAAGGCGAAGCTGCATCACGGCTTGGCCATGAAGGCTCGGCATTTGCGTAAGTCGGGGGCGGTTTCGGACAGGGCGCTAGCGAAAGCCGAAGAACGCAAGCATGCCCGTAGCTGAGCTTCTATCTCGGGACCGATCCCGGCTGACGGGCCTAGTTCGCGACCCACAACAGCGCGACAAGATCGCGTCCGTGAGCGAGACGGACGACGACGAGAAGGATCAGTTCCTAGACGTGCGTAAGCTGCGCACGCAATACCTAGACTATCTCTGGTCGAAATCCGAAGAGATCGAAGAACAGAAGATTGCGCGTTGCTACTACCATTGCATACAGTGGGACGGGAAGCAGATTGAAACCCTGAAACGACGTCATCAGGCGGTGCTCACTTGGCCCCGGGTGAATCGTAAGATCAATGGCATCGTCGGCCTTGTGGAGCGGCTTCGGTCAGACCCTAAAGCCTTGCCGACCTCGGTGCGAAGCCAAGCCGGGGCTGATATCGCTACCCAGGTCATCCGCTCGGTTCTCGACGGCAACGACTGGAAAGGCATAGATCCATGGTGCCTTTTGCAGTGCTGCATCGACGGCGTGGCCGGCGTCCAGCGTACGCTGGTGCCTGGGAAAAACGGCGAAAACGACATCAAACTCAATTGGGTCATCGGAGACGAATATTTCTATGACCCTCGGTCCTACCGCCTCGACTTCAATGATCGGCGCTACGAGGGCTTGTCGAAATGGCTAGACGTCGAGGAGGCAATCGAGCTTTTCCCCCATAAGGAGGACGTGCTCAGAGGCCTTATCCAGGGCGATTCGGACCTCACGACCAACGCCGACCGAGAATACAAGTGGGTCGTGACGTCGACCCAGAGCCTTCGTCTCATAGAGCACTGGTATAAGCGGAAGGGCAAATGGTGCTGGGCGTTCTACGTTTCATCAGTCTTGCTAGACGAGGGTATTTCTCCGTTTTTCGATAAAGATGGAAATAGCGCTTCGTCGTTCAATATGTTCTCGGCAGCGGTCGACCAACAGGGGGATCGCTACGGGTTCGCCCGGGCACTCAAAGGCCCGCAGGATTCGTTCAATCAGTCAAAGTCCAAGGAATTGCATCTTGCGAACACCCGACGAGTGATTACCGAGAAGGGCGCGGTCGACAACGTCGAGCAGGCTCGCATCGAGCAGGCTCGCCCGGACGGAATTATCGAAGTAAATCCGGGGAGAAAGTGGGAGCCCGACGACAAGACAACGGACCTCGCCGCATTCCATGGGATGTCTGAACAGGCTGGTCAGGAAATCGACAGTTTCGCAGGAACCAATATTGCCGTGCTTCAGGGCGCGTCGCTGGCCAACATTTCCGGGCGCGCGTTGGAACTGCTGCGCCAGCCCGGCATGGCCGAGTTGGGTCCGTTCGTACTCGCGTATCGGCAATGGAAGCTACAACTCTATCGAGACATTTGGACGACCGCACAACGGTCATGGACGAAAGAGCGGTGGTTGCCAATCATCAACGACAACGACCCAGTAAAGGCAGGAATTTGGTTGAACGCACTTGGAGAGGACCAATGGGGGCGACCAGCGATGGTCAATCTTCTGGGCGCACTCGACGTGAACATCGTCCTTGAAGAGGGGCCGGACGTCGAGACCGTCATGCAGGACGCGTACGACACGTTAAAGGGATATCCGCCCGGCACATTCCCGCCCCAGGTCTTGATCGAACTCTCGCCGATGCCGCGCGAGCGCAAGAACATGATTTTGCAGATGCTTTCGCCGAAGCCGCCGCAGGCCGACCCAGCGAAGGAGATGGCAAAGAAGCTCGCTCTCGAAGGCGAAGCGGTAAGGAACGCCAAGACCGCGGCCGAGGCACGCCGAGCCGACGCGATGGCCCAGAAGACGATCCACGATGCCCATGTCGCGGGCGCGAAGGTGCATCTCGATGCCGCGGGGCTGCAACATCAGGTCAACGCGCACGAGACGCAGACGCAGCTTGACGCGGCTGAATTGCAGCACCGCATGTGGACCGAGGCGCTACAGTTGTTTCAGCCCCCAGCGCAACCGCAGGGGCAGCAACAGGGCCAACAGCGGCCTGCATAGAGTTTCGTCTAGCTCACGACACGAGCCGCGGCCCGGAGAGCCGCTCGACAATCTCCAACGCACGCGACCGGCGAGACAGGCGCAACGCATCACAGCGAAACGTGAAGAGAGCAATCTACAATGGCGGACACGGAACAGGACATCCTTCGGGATGCGATTATCGGGACTAACAAGGAAATCTTCGGCGACGCGTGGGGCAAGGAAGAACTGACGCTCGACGAAACCGGAGATCGATCGCGCGAAGCGATGGGTGACGGGCTAGAAGGTCAGCATGAGCCCGATGAGGACGAGGACGAGGCGGACGAGGAAGGCGAGGAAGGCGAGGGCGAACCTGAAAAGGTTGAAGCGAAAGCCGAGCCCAAGCCGGAAGCCAAACCGGAAACCAAGCCAGAGCCAGATGTCGAAGAGGATTCGAAGGGACGTGTGCCCTCTCGCATCCTCCGAGAGCGGACGCTCGCCTTTGAGACCGAACGCAACGCGCTGAAGGCGCGCCTCGAAGCCGCAGAAGCCGAGAGCCAAAGGAAGATCGACGCCCTTCGCGCCGAGTTCCTGACGGCGCTTCGTCAGCAGCAAAGGCCCGCCGAGCAGCCAAAGCCAGCCGAGATCAAGCCAGATGCACCCCCTGACATGTACGAAAGTCCGCAAGCGTACTCGGACTATATCGACAAGAGGGTGGAAGCTCGGCTCCAGGCGCGAGACCAGCGAATGGAGGAAATGCGCATCAACGCGAGCATGCAAATGGCCAAGGATCGCCACGGCGATACGTTCGTCAAAGCCTTCACAGCTTTGCAGAGCGCCGCCCAAAGCAGCTCGGATGGCCGCGCGCTGGCCGAGCGAATGACCTCATCTCTGAACCCCGGAGAGGCTGTCGTCGCTTGGCACAAGCGAACGGAAACGCTTCGCGAGGTCGGCGACGATCCGGCCGCCTACAAGGCGAGGATCGCCGAAGACGCGCGCACGGCGCTCATGAACGATCCCGAGTTCAGGAAAAAACTCGTGGCCGAAATGCGCGCCGACGCGATGGCGGGCGATGACGGAACCCCGCGAACTCAAACCCGCCTGCCCGCGTCGCTCAATCGGGCGTCCGGCGGCAACATCCGCGCGCCGATCGATCCCGGAATACTCGACGGATCGGATCGAGCGGTCTTCGACGGCGCTTTCACTTAAAATACCGCGCTACGTCTCGACGACGCTTGCGCGGCCAAGAATAAGGACGCGCGACTATGGCTTTCACAGCCACACAGGCCAACAACAAACTCATAGAATTCCGGAAGCAGATCTTCCGAGAATATGTCCGCGAGAATCTGTTCTCCCCCTACATGGGCACGGACATCAACACGATCATTCGCGTAATTCCCGACCTCGACAAGGGCGGCAAGAACGGCGGCGAACAGATCAACGTCCCGCTGATGGCCAGGCTCAATGCTCAAGCCATCGCTAGCGGCCCTCTGGTCGGCAACGAAGAGGCCCTCGACAACTACGGGCAGCGTCTTTACGTCGATTGGGCTCGAAACGCGGTCGTAATCAACAAGCCCGAGGAGAACAAATCCTCGATCGACTTGTTCGCCGAAGCCAAGCCGATGCTGGTGGATTGGGGCAAGGAACTACAGCGCGACGAGATTTGCGACTCGTTCTACGCTCTGCCCTCGCAATCCGCGCCTGCCGGCCTAGGAAGCGCCAACGGCCAGCGCGTCAACGGCATCCTGTTCGACGCGGCCACGGCGGCGCAGCGCAACACATGGATCACCGACAACGCCGACCGCATCCTGATCGGATCGTCCAACGCCGCGAACCTGTCGGCTGGCAACTTCGCCGCCTCGATGACGAATATCACGACGGCGATGACGATGTCAGGAGCCCTGATCATGAGGGCCAAGCGGGCGGCCAAGCTGGCGAATCCGCGTATCCGGCCGTACAAGCTGAAGGAAAACGGCACGGAATGGTTCGTGCTATTCGTCGGGCAAGAGCAGTTCCGTGACGCTCAGAACGACACGGATATCAAAACCGCGAACCAGAACTCGCGCGCCCGCGAAAATCAGGGCTATCTCAAGAACCCGATCTTCGTCGACGGCGACTTGCTCTACAACGGCGTGATCATCCGGGAAATCCCGGAATTGTCGCTCCGGTTGCCGACCTTTTACGCGACCGCCGGAGCCGCCGCGACAACCCAGGTAGCGCCCGCGTTCCTCTGCGGCCAGCAGGCGCAAGCCTGGTGCTGGGGCAAGATGCCGATGGCTACCTTCCGCAAGGAAGACGACTACGGGTTCGTCCGCGGCACTGGCGTTGAGATGTGCTACGGGCTTGGAAAGCTGGCGAAGCTGAATGCGGCTGGCAACTTCAAGGAATGGGGCATCTTCACGATGTTCGAGGCCGCCGTAAAGGATTGATCGAAAAATCTAGCCGTCCCAATCAAGGGGCGGCTTCTTCCATCTCGCACACAGGAATCCCCGCCATGTTTTCGAAACTCATCAAGTCCGCCCTCGCGGTTCTCCTCCTCGCCTGCTTCGCCTTCGTCCCCGCGTCCGCCCTCGTCACCGATCCGAACAAGATCATCCCGGAGCGCACCTGCGAATTGTCGCAGCAGGTATGCTACTCTCGCGTCACGATCAACTTCAACGACCCGCGTATCGCGACCGGCGTCTGGTACGCGACGCTGCCCAAGAACGCCTTCATTCTCACGATCGATGCGCAGGTCGTCACAGCGTTCAACGCGGCTACGACCAACGTCATCACGGTAGGCGCAACGGCGGCGAGCGCCAACGAAATCGTGGCGTCGGGCATCACCGCGGGAACTCCGGGAATCTATCACCTTACGACTGCGGCGGGGCTGGGGATGCAAGTCACCAACAGCCCGACCTTTCAGACGGCGATAAATGGCTCGGTCCCTATTTTCGTCAAATATACGCAGACCGGGACTGCGGCCACGACTGGCATTTGCACGATCGTTATCACGTTCGCTAAGAACAACGATCAGTGAAGGAGAGTGCATGAGATTTGAACCTAAGCTACCGCAAGGGGCGATAGTAACGGCGATTCCGATTGAGGCTCCTAGGTTTCATGTGTCAGGGTTCCAGTTATCTTGTACCAGCAATGACGCGGTCTTGCTGGCCAACCAGTTGCGGCCAAGCAAACTGCAAAACGGCGATCTTGCGCCGTTCATGCCGCAAGAGACTGTTGCGGTCTTGGCCATGAGTATCGGATCGTTCAAGGACTTGGCGCTGCTACTGGCGGACCAAGTTTCCGAATACGAGCGCAGAACCGGGCGTGTGATCGAGACTGATTTTATGAAAACGATCAAGGATAGCCACAATGGCCGATGACAAAAACAAACCGCCTGCGCCTGCCGATCCGCCGCGCCCTGTGCAAGCCCATACGGTCGCCCCGCCCAAGCCGGAACCCGCGAAGGATGACGGCGAGGACATCACTTATTTGCCCGGCCCCGGCGATCCTCCCAAAACCACATGGCGCGGGGTCGAGTTCCATGCCGGCGTCACGCAGCGGATCACGAACGCGGCGCACATCGAAGCCGCGCGCACGAACCGCTTTTTCCGCGTCGGCAAGGGCGATCCGAGCAAGCCGGCCGATCACAATCCGAACGACGGCCCGAAGACGGCGATGGAGTATCGCGCGCACGTCGTCGCCTGGCTCAAGACGTGCGACAGCGTCGAGGGATTGATCAAGCATTGGGCGGATGATCGCGTGCTGCGACAGACATGCGAGGTCGGAGAAGACGACGTAAAATGGCTGGGGACGATGGCCGAGCCGGTGCTTCGCGATCTCCGAATGAAGCAGGGGATGACCGATATGGACGTCTCCCGGGTCTGGGTGAAGTATGGGGTCCTGGACCTTCCGTGGCGCGCGAAGTGATCTGAGCCGTGGCGGCTTACAACCCGTTCCGCACGTCGAGCGACCTCGTTCTCGGAGCGCTTGAAGAGCTTGGCGTTCTCAGTCCAGGCCAGCCCATATCGCCAGAGGACTTCTCGACCGTCAACAACAAGCTGGATTCGATCCTTCGTAAGCTGGCGGGGAACGAAATCGTTTATGTCGCCGATCCTAACAACATCCCGGGCGAATGGTTTAGCGACCTCGTGCTGATCGTTGCTGGCGAGTGCGCGAGAGCCATGGGCTCGAGCGGGGAAGAGGCAGGAGAATACATCAATCGCGGTCTCGGCGGTTGGGGCCAGGTTCCGGTCGGGGCTGGCGCGGCTGCGCAGAGCCTCAAGGTGATGCTGCGGGGCCGTCCGACAGGAGAGCCGCTTCGCACGGATAGCTTCTAGTGCCCAACAAGCCAACGCCCATCTCGTGGCCGACAAGTTCATTCCCCGGTAACAACCCGCAAGAGAGCGGCGGCCGGCTCATCAATGCCTATGCCGAGCCATTGGGAGACGTCGGTCCGGGAAAGTTTAAATGGATTCGAAGCCCCGGCCTGTCGCAGTTTGCAGTCTCGGCGAACAGCGGCTATCGCGGTGGCCTGACCGTTGGCGGTGTTTCATATGAAACCTGGGCGAATGATGCCTCGACGGTGAGTTCGGCCGGCGCTCTCACCCCGATCGGGACCGGAGTTTTTCCAGGCACGAAAAAAGTGTCGATCGCGCGTAATCAGGCGAGTCCGACGCCGGACGTGGTCGCGGTCGACCTCGACAACGGGGCCTATGTCCTCGGCAGCGCGGCCGTCCTAGCCGCCACCGCCACGGCGACGATCGGCGGTACGACATTCAACACGGGCGACGTCGTAGCGCTGACATTTCTCAACCCGGCGCTGAGCGTCATCGGAAGCTTTCCTATTTCCGTTAGCTACACGCTCGGCGCGGCAGAGACGGCGATTACCGTAGCGACAGCACTGGCCGCTGCAGTGAACGCTAACTCCGCCCTCGCGGCAGCAAATCTAACGGCGACATCGGCCGGAGCGGTGATCACCTTCGATCATCAGGGATCGATCGGCAATCAAACCTCGGTCGATTCCGGCGTCACCGGGACCGGGAACGAAACCGTCACCTTCGCGCCAGTGTCAGGCAATCTCGCGGGCGGGCAGGGAACTTTCGGAGCGTTCACCGGCAACCCCACGCTATTCAATGGCGCTGGTAATTTGCCGGAGCCAAATTCGGTCTGTTTCCAAGACGGCTATTTCTTTTTCACGATCGGCGACGGAAGGATTTTTGCTAGCACTATCAATGGTCTTACGGTCACAGCGCTGACTTTCATCACCGTGCAGGCCAAGGCCGATGTGCAATTGCTCCGGGGCATCGCGTTCTCGGGCCTGTTGCTCGCGTTTACGACCGGCTCTTGCGAGGTATGGCAGGACGCGGCGATCCCCGCGCCAGCCTTTCCATACTCGCGCATCGGCGTGCTAGAAACTGGTCTCATTCAGCCGAACGCGATTGCGGGATGGGATACCGGATTTTCCGAACTGATATGGGTGGACGAGGGCTGCGGCGTCCAATGGATGACGAGCGGAGGCTTGGCTTTCATCAAGATTTCCCCTCCCGATCTGGACCGCCTGATCGAGGCCGAGGTACGCGCCGGGAACACGCTGGAGGCTGGGGTTTACATCACGGCGGGCAAGAAGTTCTGGGCGCTATCGTCGCCAAATTGGACGTGGGAATTCAACCTACAGACGAAGAAATGGAACGAGCGCTGGTCGCTCGCCACGTCTGAAATTTATGGCCGCTGGCGCGCGACGGGCGGGCATCCGGCTTTCGGGAAGTGGATGCTCGGGGACGTGCAATCAGGCAATCTGCTCTATATCGACGATACGAACTACACCGAGAATGGCGCGTCTCAGATTTGGCGCATGGAATCGGGGCCGGTTCGCGCGTTTCCGTCCGAACTTCGGGTAGCTCGCGGAGATTTCGATTTTGTGTTCGGCGTCGGCCAAGCGGTAGGGTCGGTCACGACCGGCGTCACTGGAGCCGCGGCCGGTGCGGGAGGGATCATCGCGCTTGCCGTCACCTCGACGACGAACATGCGCACGAACGACGTTGCCCGCGTGTCAGGAGTCGTCGGCACGGTGGAGGCCAACGGCGTCTGGCAAATCACTGTGATCGACGCAACGCACATCGGGCTTCAAGGGTCAGTCTTCACCAACGCTTACACATCGGGCGGCTCCGTTGTCGACCTGACATCGCCGCCGAACTCGGTCGCGCCTCAGGTCGCGGTTTCGATGAGCCGCAACGGCGGGCTGAATTGGGGCAACCCTCTGATTCGCTCGCTCGGCGCGCAAGCGCACTCTCGACGCCAGTACGTTTCGGTTTCGAACATGGGGCAGGCCGGATCGATGGGCGTGCGCTGGCGGCTCGACGTCACGGATGACGTTTATGTCTCGTTTTTTGGCGGGACGCAGTCGTCGGAATTGAGGCCGAGCGAGAGATGACCCGCGTCGCAAACCTCCCCTCGCCGACGCTGCCGTGGATCGACACCAAGACCGGCCGCCCCGAGGAGGCTTTCCGCCTGTTCATGACGCTGTTTGCGGCGGGCAACCTCGGGCCGTTCCCGAGCGCGGCGAATGACGCGGCCGCGGCCAAGGCTGGCGTCGCGGTCGGCGGTGTGTATCATAATGCGGGCGCGCTCAGAGTGAGGTTGATCTGATGGCTTCATTTTTTTCGGACTTGTTCGGCGGCGCGGACAATGCGGCGCAGGATCAAATCAAAGGCATTCAGGCGGGCCAGCAGCAGGCGCAGGGCAACATCGCCACGGGCAATCAGGCCCTTCAGACGAATTACGCCGCCGCGCTTCAGCCATTCCAGCAGAACTTCGGCAACGCGCAGCAAGGCGTCGGCGCGCTCGGCAACGTGCTGGGCCTCAACGGGCCGGCGGGCACGCAATCCGCGCTCACCGCGCTTCAGACGACGCCGGGATACCAGTTCCAACTGGGCTCGGGCGAAAACGCCGTCAAGGCCGCCGCGCAGGCCGGCGGAACAGGCGACTCGGGCAACGAGGCCATCGCGCTCCAGAACATGGGCCAGAACTTGGCCGGGACGACCTACAACAATTACGTCTCGCAGTTGCAGCCGTACCTCGGATATTCCACGCAAGGAGCGACGGGAATCGCTGGCGTCGACACTGGCCTCGGCAGCGGGCTCAACGCGAACCAGAACACGCTCGCGGGCCTCAACATGGGCGCGAACGTCGGCATCGGCAACGCTAACGCGTCGGCTGACCTCGCAAACCAGAGCCTCGGTCTCGGGCTGCTCGGCGGCGCGGCAAAGGGCCTCACCACGGCGATCCCGGGAAGCAGTATTCTCGGCTCGCTCGGCTCGCTGTTCTCCGACGAGCGCTTGAAAGAAGACATAGAACCAGTGGGCGAACTCTACGACGGTCAGCAGATTTACCGATACAACTATATCGGCGACGATACGCCGCGCATCGGCCTGATGGCTCAGGAAGTAGCCGTGGACAATCCCGACGCGGTCCACGAAATCGGCGGCTGGCTCGCCGTAAATTACGGGGCCGCCACCGAACGCGCAGCCGAACTCGCTAGGTTCTTGGACGCGGCTTGAGGGCTATCTCACCCCGGCTCTGAAGGGACGTTTTTTCGGATCAGTCGCCCTTCTCAACCTAGCTAATTCATCGTTATCTAGTTCGTGTACGGACATTTGTCTTATCCTAAACAATTCTTTGATAAGTGTATCTCTATGAACGATAAGTTCATCTATCTGGCGTTTCATATCAGAGCATTGTTCCTCTAGTTTGGCGGATTTTTGCTCCTCATACTTAAATGTTAGTTTTCGCTTACGATACCACGTCGCCCGCGACACGCCGCATTGCGGTCCGGGATATGACGATGAGGCGGGACGGCCAGTTTTTCTCTTGTTGGTCATGAGACGAAATTAGCAAAAGGTGAGACGAAATGCAAGCGGTAATAGCTCCTGATGGCTGAGTTCCCCCCGTCGCCGAGCTATCCGAACTACGCGTCGCTCCTATCGAACCTGATCGGGAACCTGCCGGGCGACTATCGGAACGCGCAACAGCAGCAGACCCAAATCGACATCAGCAACGCGTTCAAGGGCGGCTTTCCGATGAACTCGGACGGCACGCCGAATTGGGCGGCCGCGATGCAAAAGTTCGGGCAAGCCGGAGGAGCGACCCAGGCGGCGGACTTGGGGCCACTGGCGCAGCAGCAGGCATGGCAGCAGGGCGCGCCGGGGACCATGAGCCCTCTGCTCGGCGGCGGCGCAGGGCAGCCCGCCACGCCGCCTCCTGCCGCGCCTATGCAGCTTCCCTCCGCACCGGTTCAGGCTCCTTCCCCAGCCCCGCCGCAGCCCCAGCCGGGAGCCCCTCCACCGCCTACGCTTGCCGCGCTGGTTTCGTCCGTCGCGCCCGACCCGGCGA